ATGAAACCCACCTTGCCCAAAGCGTTTCGGTCTTACGCTCTCTTGCCACGGATGATTAGTCCTATGTCAATTGACCCACTCTGGATAAATATCTCGCACGCCTTGGGCGCCGAGGCTCGAGAACACCCGGTGGTACGCGGGATGAGCGGGATTGACCATCAATTCGCGGCGTTAGCGGTTGATGATCCCGGAAAGCGCCTCATTCTCTTTTCTGTCGATCCGGATCCGAGGGTCGCGGCCCTTACGCAGGTTGATGTCCAGGCGACCATGCCAGGCACGAGGGTGTTAGTGGCGCGGCCGCTCAGCATCGACCTTGGCTTCTTGGCGAGAAATTTCCGCGACAAAATTGGTGCTAGCGGGATCGATGTCCCAAGCGTGGTGGACTCTTTCCAACGGGTAGCGAAAAGACCGATGGAGGTTCAAAAGCGCGCTCAGCGCCTAGCGATGAGTCGCTTCGAGCGAGGCGGTTTTGCGGCGATGATGGAGGCATTTCAGCAAACCTCGTCGCCGGTTGTGAGTCAGCTGGTGGCGGTGACCCAGCAACTGGCGCTCTTAGATTGGCAGAATATCCTAGCGATGGTTGGACGTGATCAAGGTAGCGGCTTCATCTCGGTCGATGCGCTTCTCACGATGGACACGCTTGCAATCGATCGGAGACACGGCGTCTGCCCTATCCCATTCTACGAGCTCCAGTCATCGGAGTGGGAAATGCTCCGTTCCGAAGACGTGCGAGATGCCAAGGAGCTGTTGCTTAAACTTGGCGTGTTTGAATACTTCTTTCCCGCAGCGGATGAACTTCGGCTAGGCCTGATAGAGCAAGGAGTTAACGATCGCGCCAGGCTGGAAGCTGCTGTGCGGCTTACAGATCAAAGTGGACACATTCCTGGACACGCTACAATCGTTGACGAGCAAGACCCTATGGCTATCATCAGCGCCCTCGAGGAGGTTGGTTACGTGGCCGAGGGCGAATTTGGATTTGAAGTCACCCCTGACGGTCGGAGCTTCCGAAGTACGGTTCGATATCGCCCAAAGGAGAGCGTATTCAGCCGCATTTTGAATCGCATATCGATCAATGCTTCTGTATCACCCAGCGATTTTTAAAGCCTCCCAGCCTTCAACCGCCGTCCAGACTTTTCGCTCGCCAATCCTCCGTCTCGATTGGCAGCGTGACGTTCGGCCGGCTGAAACGCAAAAAAGGCCCGGCCACCCACGAAGAGCAGCCGGGCCGGTATGCACGCACTCACGATGCGCAGCTGTAGTGGTAGCGATATGAAACGGTCCGAGCAATGACGCTTCGTCAGCGGCGTCGGCTCATCTCGTGACGAAGTTCCTGGACCTCTTCCTTGTGGTCGATGACGGCGCGGGCGTGGTCGTCGATCGCCTTCGCCAGCACCCGAGCCGCAGCCGCCTGCTCCTTGCCAGCCATCGCGGACTGAGTCGTCGCGTAGGCCTGCCCCGTTACCTCAGTAGTCAGTCTCTTGATCGCCTCGCTGTCGAAGAAGTCCGTCGCCACCTCAAGTCCTGCACGATTGGTCGGCTCCGGTGAGCTTCTGCCTCGCTTGAACCCGAGTCCTGCAGCAAGGCCAACGATCAGGATCACGAGGGCATTGGCGAGTTTTTCCAGGTCGATCCCTGCCAGCCATTCCATCCTCACCGCCTCGCTGCATTCTTCCCCACGTCCGACCAGGAGCGGTAGGTGTTCATGATTTCGAGCAGCACCATCGTTGACCAGCCGATGACGCCGGAAAGCGCGCCGCCGCCTGTCAGGAAGGCCATGAGGAACCCGAGACTTATCTGCGACCAGATTGCTACGCCGACGATCGAGGCCACCGCCCGGATGTGGGGCGAGAAGGCAAAGCCCTTGAACGTTCCGTTGATGGTCAGCGCGGCCAGCCGAACCATGCCGCAGGCCATGATGATCCACGCCCACGATTGTTCGCTGGCCCAACGCGCCAGATACTCATACGACGGCGAGACGGAGAACATATCTGGCATCGCCTGAAGCGCGGCCCACATGCCCATCGCTGGCCAGACCATCACCCACTCGGACACGCGAATGGGAAAATGATCAGCGACGCCTCTGTAGATGCGGAAGACGATCAACGTGGCACCTCATTATGCCGGGAGCATTCCTGCGGCTTGTAGAGCCCGATGCGGCAGCCCCCGGCGACCGTGTCATCGATCGCGTTCTGGTCCGCTGCCGTAGCGCCGCGAGCGCCGGGCAATGCCGTGCCAAGAGCACGGCGCAGGTCAGGGGTCGCGGACACACTCGCTGGCGACAAAGTCCCAGCGCAGCCCGATAGCGACGCAAGCAGCACGATCAAGGCGAGCATCTTCACCGGCATCACCAGCGCTCCTGTTTCTGTCGTTGACGGTTGTGCGCTCAGAATGGCGCCCGGCTTCGTTGGCCTGGTGGATGACGTAGGCAGCGCCGCCAGCGATGAACGCCGCCAGCGCAGCGCCGCTCACCAGCTGAAAGGTTGAGAGGCCAAACATCACGCCACCTGCCCGGCCGCCAAGGCGGCGCTCCGCAGGCGCCGGCCTCGCTCCTGGATCTCGAGCTTGATCCGTCGCGCGGTCCGCGAGTCGGCCTCTCCCGTCATCGGCAGCTTGTGCTTCTCTTGGAAGTGCGACACCGCGTTGGTCGTCATCCGACCGTAGGTGCCGTCCATCGAGGTGCAGTAGCCGAGGGCGCCGAGAACAATCTGGAGAGCATAAACGTCCATGCTCTCGTCGCGCTCTTTGAGGGTCGGGCTCATGCTTCCACCGTCCGCTTCGACTTGATGAACCCCCAAGCCGCATAGGCGACGCCTCCGACTGCGATGACGGCCGAGGCGATCGTCAGCCCAGACACGATGAGATCGATCACCGGCGAGGCAATGCCGGCGCCAGAGATCTGCTCGGCCGCCTGGTCGAGAGTGGACTTGACCACCTCGATCGTGAGCGTGCCGGCGACGGCAGCGCCGGCACCCTTCTGCACTTCCTCGATCTCGGTGACCGCCTGCTTGCCAGGCTTGTCGTCGGCAGACTGCCGGTGCTCGCCAAGCGCAGCTTCGGTCTTCGGTCCGTAGACGCCGTCGGGCGTGAGCCCGGCTGCCTTCTGGAAAGCGACAAGCGCGGCCTTGGTCGCCGGGCCGAAGTCGCCGTCGACGCCGACGGCATGGCCGGCGCGAAGGAGGAGCGCCTGCAGCTCGCGCACGCGGGCACCCTTCGACCCCATCCGCAGCATGCCGTCCGAGACGACGATACGGCCGCCGAACATTGCAGCAGCCGCCCGCATCTTCTGGGCGTACCGATTCTTGCGGTAGGCGGGGCCGTTGTAGCCGCGGGCGAAGGGGTCCCACTGCCCAGCTTCGAGCTCGTCGTCGAGGTGGTTCACCTTGATGAACCGGAGCATCAGCTCGACCTGGCCGCGCAGACCGGACCGGGCAACGTCCACCAGCTCGTGCACGCTGGCATAGCCGAGCGAGCGCCAGTGGAAGCCCATCACCTGACCGACGCCCCAGCTGCACGACTCAAGAGCGGCCTCGGAGTTGATCCGCATCGCCAGGGCGAGGAGCTTCCAGCGCCCTGTCTGTGAGCGGGGGTTCTTCACCCGCAACGCCTTCGGGTGCGCGACACGCTCGGCGACAGCGCGGTCCCGCTGTCCGCCCTTCAGGCGGCGGTAGAAGATATGCCCTTCGAAGCGGATGAGCGGCTCGTCGCGCCCATCCACCTGGGCGAAGATCACCCCGGCGCTCTCAACTTGCGTGACGGCAAGGACGTGCGCCTCTGGGCCAATGCCCTCAGCACGCGCAGCTTCCCCGACCGCCCGCCTCTCGGCTTGCGTGAACATGATGACCTCCGATTTGAGATTGGCCTCGCGGCAGGGCGGGCTGCGCTCAGATCAATCCCAGAGACTGATCACAGAGCGAGGTTTCGGCTGCACCGGCAGAGGTGGCAGCACCACAACCGTATCGAGCGGCAGCACCAGGCCGAGACTGGAGATCCCGCGGTTGGCGTCAAGTAGCAGCTCGGTGGTGTCCTCATGCGTGCCGTAGTGGCGGAAGGCGATTGCATCGAGCGCCTCGCCCTGCATCGATCGATACTCGGCAACGCCGTCGTCGCGGTAGGTGACCTTCATGGTGGTTATCCTGGTCTCGGAGTCGGGATCGGCACCGTGCTGAGCGCCGGGAGCTTCGGCTGAGTGCTCGTCGGCCCGGCTTCGGGGGATTCACACGCGACCGTCACGGAATAGGCGGCGCTGCCGCTGAAGGTGTGGGTCACCGTCTGCGCCCGCCACGTCCCATCAACGAGCGATCGGATGCCGTAGGCTTCGACGTCCGCCTCAGCCATGGCGTAGGGATTGCCGTCGATCTCGAATGACGCGGTGCCGATGCCTCGCTTGAGATCCTCGGCCTTTGCCTTCGCCGCTTCCTTGGCGTCCTCCTCAGAGGGGAACGGCTCACGGAGGAGGAAGACGGGGCCCTCGCCAAAGGACTCTTCCTCCAGCTCCTTGGTCTTCGCTTCGTCCCGGTCGAACCACGTTGCCTTGACCGTCTTGTGCTTCGGCTTGTCCTTCAGCGAGACGGTGTAGCTCTTCACGTTCACGTCGCCGATCACGTAGATCACCGGCAGACGCTGGCCGCTTGCGGACTTGCCGGCGCCGCGCGAGACGACGACCAGGTTCTTGTTCTTGACGGTGACCGAAGCGCCGATCTTCTTGCCGAGGCGCGTCGCAAACGCGAGGTCGCTCTCCTCGGACTGCGCCTCGAACTTGAGGGCCTTCGACTTGAGGTCGTTGGCCATCGTGAGGGACAGGCTGTTCCGCCCGGCAAGGGTCTCGAAGACCTTGCCGTAGGTGGGGAACTCGTCCTTCTTGTAGCTCGCCTTCCGCTTTTCCTTGGCGGCCGTCTTCGCCCCGACCGACTGGCCGGTGACGCTGATCTCCTGGGGCCAGCCCTTGAGATCCACGGAATCGACAGTGAAGAGCCCGAAGTCACGGTAGTCGTCGACGTAGCCGGCGAGCACCCGAATCTCGACGCCTGTCTCAGGCGGCGCGATGATGCCGTTCTGATCGTCGATGGTGAACTGAATGGTATCGGCGTTCTCGCCGACCCCGTCTGTGATCGTCAGGGAGATATTTCCCTGGCCGACGCGAGCGGTGACGTCAGTCTCGCCCTGCATGATCTGGAAGAAGGGCTTGGGCATCAGCGCGCACCACCGGCCCGCCCGACATACCGTGTGAGCTTGATCGTCGCCGTCACGGTCTGCGGCTGCCCGTTCGGGGCATACTGCGTTTCGCCGCTATCGACACTCTCGATGATCCAGCGGCCGAAGATGGCCCCCAGGATGCTGACGAACGTGAGTGGCGTCTGCATGGCGCAGGCGAGGCGGACCGCCTCCAGCATCGCCCCACCCGCGCGGTTGAGGTGCATCGGGTGGAACGTGGTGCTGAGCGTGATGGTCGACGGGCCGGGCCCGAGGAGGTGCGTCGGCTGATCTGCGCCGATCACCTCCGAATGGGCGATCCGCCCCGACGTCGAACGATCGCGCGTGTCGACCGTGAACGTCGGGACGGTAAAGCGGAACGGGCCGAGTGCCATCAGCATGGGCGAAGCTCCTTAAATGACCGGACGATCCTCGAGCGAGATCTGCGTCGAGCGGTTGAGCTGCCGCTGCAGAATGCCGGCGATCTCGTTTGCGGCCGCCGCGGGGTTGGTCGAGTTGATGTGGAAGTGGTTGGTGATCGGAGAGCCCCCGCCCAGCCGACTGGTCGGCGAGACGTAGCTGTTGCGCCCCATGTGGACGATCTCCGGGCCCTTCTCACCGACGAGGTAATCGAGGCCGGCGCGAGCTGCGCCGCCCGAGGCTCGCTTCCCGCCGAACAACGCCGGCTTGCCGATCGGGACAGGGGCGGCCATGCCGCCCCCGCCCTTGCCAAGAATCGCCGGCTTGCCGATCGGCACCGGGGAAGAGTTGGCGCCACCGAGGAGCGCGCTCTGCCCGGCGAGGCCGCCGAGCGCCGAGCGGATCTGCGCAGCAGCACCGGCAAGGGCGCCGGCAATACCAACCAAGCGCTGCACGAGGGCATCGAGGCCGTCGGCGAAAGCTCGCCCAGCCTCGACCCAGCCATTCGGCCAAGCCACGTCGATACGGATGGCCGACGCCAGCCCCTCGAAAGCCCGGGACACGAGGTTGAACGAACCGGCAAGGCTGTTCGCGATCACCGCGATCGTCGCGTCATCCACGTTCTGAAAGAACGAGTTGATGAAGTTGGCCGCACCAGTGATCGCCGATCCGGTCAAGCTGCCGATCCGCTCGAACGCTGCAGCCAACAGGCCGACCGCGCTCGACAGCGTCCGCAGGCCCGACGACCCATCAGCATATGGCCCGACCCGCTCCATGAAGTCGCCGATCGTCGTCGCCATCGCACGGATGGCTTCGATCTTCGGAACGACGAAGCCGCGGAGGCCTGCCTTGATGTCGTCGAGGGCCTGCCGAACTTGCGGAGACCGCTGGGTCCACGCCCCTTCTGCGAAAGCGCGGATCTTCTCCCCGATCTCTTCAAGCCGACCGATCGCCGCCCAGGCAGTGTTCACGCCTTCCGCCAGACCGAGACCCATGTTGCGAGCAAGCTGCCCAACGGCATCGGCCCGATCACCAGCACCCCAATCGATCGAGAAGAAGTCTTTCACCGCATCCTTCAGAGCCTGGACGCGAGTGACGATCTCCGGGGACAAGCCCACAGCGAACGACTTGCCGAACACCGACATGAAGTCCTTCACCGCGCTGAAGTTCAGAGCGACGAGGGCGGACAGGCTGCCGACGATGAGCGCCAGCGGATTGACCATCAGCGCCAGCGCTGCTGCCGCGCCGCCGGCGGCCAAGCCGAGCGGCCCGAGCACTGCGAGCGCCAGGACGCCGTAGCCGGCAAGACGCAGGAGATCCGGGCTGGCTTTGGCCACCGCCTGCAGGCCGTTCGCCATTTCGGCGAAGAACCGAATGGCATCGGCAGCCAGGCCAGAATCGCCGAACGCGACCACTGCGTTTTCGACCGCAGCCGTCAGTTCGTACCATGCGCCGACGATGCCCTTGAGGCGCACCCGGCTCATGCGATCAGCTGCGCCCTCGTAGTTCTTGAGGAGCGTGGCGAGGACGCCGTTCACGTCGCCGGCCAGCGCCGCCATGATCTTCACGGCATGGCGCTTGCCGAAGATGTCACCGAAGAAGGCTTCGGCGCCCGGCGTATCGCGGAGCTTGTCGAGCAAGCCAAGGAAGTCGACCTCGGTGCCCAGCAGCGAGAGGTTCTCGTTCAGGGACCGCAGCAGGACTTCCCGGTCGATCAGCCCGCCCTCGCCCGACAGCTCGTCGCCAAGCTGGTCGGTGATCGTGGCGGCCAGCTTGGCCGGCGAGAGCTTGATCCGCGGGTCATCGAGGATGCGCTGGATGGAATCTTCCATCCCGCTCGCATCGATGCCGTCGAGGGCGAGGTTCTTGATCAGCGTCTGGGCGTCGATCTTCTTCGCGCCCGTGATGAAGTCGCTGAGGTTGATGTTCATCTTCTCGAAGGCCTGAAGCGCGCCTTCGGTCGGGCTGATCAGCGACATGAGAGCCCAACGAATACCGGTGCCGGCGTTCGATGCCTTGATGCCGTTGTCGGCGAGGACCATCAGCATCGAGGCCATTTCCTCGATCGACTGGTTCGTCACCGGGCCGAGCGGCGCGACGTAGCGCATCGAGACGGCCAGATCCTGCACGTCAGCGTTCGACTTGTTCGCCGCCCAGGCGATCGTGTCCGACACACGCTTCATGCTGTCGTTGACCTGCTGCTCGGTATCCTTCGGCAGGCGGAAGGCGGAGAGCATGTTGGTCAGGAAGTCGCCGGACTCCGCAATCGGGAAGTCGCCAGCGAGCGAGAAGTTCAAGGTCTCGCGGATACCGCCCATGATCTGCTGGACGTCCATGCCAGCGCGAGCCAGCTCGCGCATGCCGCCAAGGATCTGGGTGTTCGACGCAGGGAACTCCTTGTTCAGAAGCTGCGCATACTGCTCCATCGCCAGGCGCTGCTCGGCGGTCGCCATCGCAACCGCCTCGATCGTGTTCCCTTCCTTCACGTATTCGAAATACTGCTTGGCACCGGCGCCGATGCCAAAGCTGAGGCTGGCCGAAAGACCGGCGACGTCAGCCGTCGCGCGGCGAGCGCTGCGCGCCATGCCGCCAAGGGCACGGGACGGCGCCATTGCACCGGTCCCAAAACCACGAACCGCCTTATCCACCACACCAAGAGACCGGGCAATTGTCTTGCCCGGCCCCGTGACGTGATCGACCAGGCGCATGATGAGCCGGGCTTCTTTACTTGCCACCGAGCAACTCCGCGATGCCGGCCACCGTGCCGGTGACCCTTTGGGTTTCGATCTGTCGGATGATCGCAGCGGCGCGCGGATACCAGAGCGTCACGAGCGTATGGAAATCCATCCGCTCGATCTCGCTCGGTGGCCAACCGAAGGCGTAGGCTACGATGCCTGCGAAATCGGGCCAGTCTGCGAAGTCGGCTCGGAGCTCTCCGTCGTCGAAGAGGTCGGCCCAGCATTCGCGGACGAGTCCGGCGTCCCCGCCGTCTCTTCCTGCAGGTTCTCCAGAGACGGCATTTCCGGGAACATCATCTGGAATCGGCGGGGCATGAAAGGGCGAGCGGTCACCGTCAGCTCAAGGCGATCTTCGAGATCCAGAGCTGTGATCACTTCGACGGGCGTGTCCGTCATCAGCGAGAGGATGGCGTCCGTTTCGGAGACGCCGTCCTGCTGGATGAGCGACGCGAACGACTGGAAGTCCTCGCCCTTCAGACGCCGGACGGTGAGCTGACGGAACTCGGCTCCGTCGAACTCCATCGGCACAGCCAGGTCATATGCCTTGGTCAGCGGCCGGTTGCCGAGGTATCGCACCTTCGGCTTCGCAACTGCCGGCGCGTTGACGGCTGTCTCCGTCTTCGGGGCCGTTGGCTTGAAGCCTGTGCCGCCGACGACGTCGAGGTGAGCGACGGCGTCGTCAACATTCCCGACCATCATCTTTGGCTGCAGGCTTTTGTCGATCGGCGTCCCGTCCCGATCAAGCGGGACGGAACGCAGGGTCTTGGTAGCAGCGTCCATATTATCCTCCATGGAGCTGAGGGTTGAGAAGAAGGCTCGCGGCTTACAGGTAGCCGAGAGCCCCGTTGATCCCGCCGATCTGGTCGATGCCGTCGACGATCCACTTCGGGGGCCATGCGCTGACCTCGTGGATCGGCTCGTCGCCGACGTCGTAGCGCATGTATTTCACCGTGTTCATCATGAACTCGATGCCGCTCTTCTCGCCGCGCTGCCAGGTGTCGCGCGAGCCCGGGTTCGGGGCTCCCTCGATCACGCAGACATGCGGGACGTAGACGCCGCTCGCTTCCGTGAGGAATGCACCGCGGAAGGTGACGCGGGTCGTCTGGCCTGGCCCCTTGGCCATCCGGCGCATGATGTCCGGGTTGTGCCCGGCCATCTTGATCGTCGGCTCAAGCGCTTCGAGAGCTGCCATTGCCATGTTCATCCCGAGGCCCATGCCGCCGCCGCGGTATTCCTGGGTGACCGGGGTCGGAAGAGGAAGCGTGACCTCTTCCGTGTCGATGCCGAAGTCGAGGCCTTCGATGTGCATCGTGAAGCCCTGCATGATATGGCGCATGCCATCTGCTCCTTATTCGCGGGCTCGTCGCCCCTGACTGTCGTGGTTGGGTGGGGTCGCGCCTTAGACGGCGCGACCGGAGAGGCGGGCGATTTCCGCGACGGCGCGCTCCGACAGGGTGTCGTAGTAGCCGGTGTTCCGGTTGAAGATGAACGTGATGTGCTCCATCGGCGCCGGTGCTTCGCCGTCGTAGCTCACGTAGAGGTGGCCGGTGGCCCAGGTCTCTTTGGTGTTCAGGGCGCGGTCGAGCCACACCTTGCCGCCGAGCGTGGCGCCCAGCGCTTCCCAGCGCCGCAGCGCCGCGTTCACGGTCTCGGCGATGTCGCTGAGGATCTGCACCGAGAACGGCTTGTCGAGGAACGGCTCATGCGCCCGCTCGATGGACTCGATGATGGTGTCGTGGGACCGGCGAACCGACCAGAACAGCTTCAGCGTGTCGCCCGACGGAACCCGGTTGCCCCACAGCTTGTAGCCACCCGACGGCGACTGCACGATCGTGGCGACCGCATTCCGGTTCATGTACTGCGACTCGACCGACGGATCGCTCAGCGAGTGCTCGACCGGGCGAGACGTCCCGATGACGCCCTCGATGACGTGGTTCGAAGGCGAGTACCAGAAGCCCTCGTCGTAATCGACGCGAGCCTGCAGGCCGGCGACGCGGGCCGAGGACGGCTCCGAGACGATCGACGCCCCCTTCGCCACCTTGGCGAACGGATCGATGATGAGAAGCCGGTCGGTGGCGTAGCCCTGCCGATAGGCAACAGCATCCTCAGCGGTCGTGTTCGGACCGTCGACGATGACGCCAGCGCGGAGCCGGTTGGCGAGGATCAGCATTTCCGCGGTCACCGGGTTATTCACGGTGCCGAGAGTTGCCGTCGCCGTCGCGCCGGTGCCGCCGCCACCGGTCAGCGTGACCGTTGGGATCTCGGTGTAGCCGCTGCCCGGGTTGGTGAGGACGATTTCGCTGACAACGCCCGCGTCGGAGTCGAGGATGGCGATCGCGCTGGCGCCCACGCCAGTGGTGTCGCCGGCGCCGCGAGCGATACTGACCGTCGGAGGCGTGGTGTAGCCGGTGCCGGCATCGCTGACCGCGATCGTGGCGACGCCGTCAGTCGGACGGGTCGATGTGTAGCCAGGCGCCACCAGGAGCTTCGGCTTCAGCTGCAGGGTCGACTGCGCCTGACGAAGCGCGTGCAGGCCGGTGAGCGAGGTCGAAGATCCGAGGATGTTGGCCCGGGTCTCTGCCTCGTTCGCCCCTTCGGTGACGCGGACGCCAACGATGGTCTGCGATGCGCGGGTCGCCTGATCGAAGACGCCCTCGATCATGTCGAGGCCGGTGCCTGCGGTGCCGAGACCCTTCGGGCCGCCCTGGTAGCCGTGGATGGCGATCGGGGTGTTCAGGGGCCACAGGTCAGCGTTGGCATCCGGCGCAGTGAAGACCATGCCGATGATGCCCGTGTCGATCGTCTCGACCGGACGCGGACCCTCGTTGCGCTCGATCGTCTCGAGGCCGTGGAGAAAAATATCCATGCTTGCGACTCCAGTTGCCAAGCGGGGGTTGGGCCCGGCGACCGGGCAAAGAAAAAGGCCGCCCAGATGGACGGCCTTCGGAGAGGATGAGGGATGCAGGAGGGCGGTTACTTCCGCCCGGCCCGCTTGTAGAACGGCAGCCCGAACAGCCGGACGCCGACGAACATGATGGTCCCGATCACGGCCGAGATCCCGGCGCAGACGCCGGTGATGATCGGATGGGCCGCCGCGATCTCCGGCAGGCTGTGCCAGACGCAAGACCAGAGCCCGGCATCGGCGACCAGGCGCTCGACCTGAGCGGCGTAGTCGCCGTCATGCGGTTTGCAGCACAGCTCGCCCCACCAGCCCTCGAACCAGCCGGTGCAGTGATCCATTAGGCCGGAAGACCGGACGCGATGGTGGCACGGCGCTCGACGGTGAGGATGCCCTGACTAACGAGAATGTCGAGGCCCGCGAGATTGCGCGGGTCTTCAAGGTCGACCGTCGTCAGATGTGGGTCTTTCAGCCGGTCGAAGAACACCCCTACCACCTTGCGCAGCGTCGTGGTTTCGGCCGTGTCGCTTGGGTCGCTGCCGGTCGAAAACTCCACAATCGCCACTTCCTCGAATGCCGAAAAAGCGTTGCGAAATTCCGATGGTGTCAGCTTCAAGCGGCGCGGTGCTGGTGCCGGATCGACTGGCGCCGGCGAAGGGTTGGTGAAAGCCTCGCCGTCATATGTCGCACCCTGCTGTGTGCCTTCCGGTGCCTCGGCCCAAGTCCATTCGGCTGGGTAACGGCCTTCCGGCGACCATGCGATGACTTCGACGGCCACACCGTCAACGATGCGCGCGTAGGTCATGCGTCCACCTCATCGAACCAAAGGAACACGGCGCCAGCGCCGCCGTTGCCGCCAGTGCCGGCGGTGCCGCCGCCGCCCCCGCCGTTGCCGCCGTTGCCCGCAACGGCGGCTCCACCGCCACCCCCGCCACCTATGCCGCCGGTGCCGCCGGTGCCGTTACTGCCACCTCGACCGCCACCGGCGCCCGGGCCACCGGTACCTCCGGTTAAATTAGTAGAGGTACCCCCGCCACCGCCATCGAAATCAGAAATATCCCAGAAATCTTTAGCTTCTCCATTACCTCCAAAGTCACTCGTCGTCGGGCTCTCTTTGCCACCCAACGAAAGCAAACCCGAAGCACCTGACGAGGTCACCGACGGGGCATGGCTAGAACTGCCTCCCTGCCCCGTCGCAGAGCCCCCCCAACCAGACCCGCCCTGTCCTGTCGTGGAAGCGGCACCGGGGCCAAATGGCGTACCAGAAGAACCTCCGCCAGTGGTCGCGCTAGATGATCCATCACCGCCCGGGGAATTCTTAATGTTGCCGCCAGTTGTCGTTCCGCCGGCTGCTACCGTTCCATTTTGCCCCCCTTGTCCGCCGTTCGCGACAATGTTGATTCCAGCCGCCGCGCAGACGACCGTCGTCGTGCCGCCCGTATTACCCACGACCGAACTGGCCGTCCCAACCCCACCGGCACCGATGGTAATGGTGATGATATTGCCCGATGAAACTGCATACTCGCCTATTGCGAGGCCGCCTCCCGCACCGGGCCGCTGCCTACCACCGCTGCCGCCTGCGCCCATTGCGGCAATTTTGATCTTGCCATCTTTGGGAGCGACCCATGAATAGGCGCCTGATCGCAGCCACATCATGCGGCGCCAATAACCATTGGAGCCGGGGCCGAGCGGGAATGCGATGCTGAAACCCGCATCGTTTCCATTTGAAATACTGCGCCCCATTATGCGGCCTCCTCAATGCCATAGACCTGCACCGACACGGCGTTTGCCACGTCCGATGTGATCCAGATTTTATGCCCAGCCGGCAGCACGATGCCGGTACGTTCCAGCACCGTGCCGACTGCCATGGCGACCTGCGTTTCCAGCCAATTGGCCGCCGTTGGTGCGGCGCCCGACGTGATGGCAATCTTCGCCTTGTTGGCGAGCAGGGCTGCGATGTTGACGCTGACGGCGGCCACCTTGTCGGCGGGCACGGTGTAGACCGCGACAGCATCGGTGTTCGTGTTGGTGTGATAGACCGGCAAGGCCATTTACATCGCTCCGAAAAACAGGGCGTCACCGGTGATGCGGCGACGCGACGAAACCTTGACGGCCAGCTCTTCGATCGAGCCTTGCACCGTCGTCGCGGTCAGGCCGACAACGGCGTTGCGGAGCTGGATGCCGTCGGCATAGACGCCGCCCGACACCAGCTCCGTGTAGGCGTCCGAGACCGCTTGGAACTCGCCCTGCAGTTCGATGAGATCAGCGCGGCGCGCATCGATCTCCTGCGTCAGCGTGGCGACGACGGCGTCGAGCGCTTGCGCTTTCAGCTGGTCAACCGTCGTCTGGTAGTTGACCTCCCAGCCTTCGAGGATCCGCAGTCGCTCGCCGACGCTGACGAAGGCCGCGTCCCATTCGACGCGGCCCAGCCGCATGTCCGCCGGCGCCTTGTAGTCGTTGTCAGGTGACGGGAGAGACATCAGCGATCACCTCCTCGCCATAAGCCTCGACGATCTCCCGCACCACGCGGCCCTTCATCGTGTGCCGGTCGCGCGGCAGGAGCCGCCGGTTTCCACGGTCGACCGCCTTCGCCAGCGTGACGAAGTAGGCCGAGTCGTTCTTCAGGTTGGTGAGCGACACGGCGAGCCTCATTAGAGCGCGTACAGACTGATGTTCTCGACGAACGAGATCGCCTGCACAGTTGTGGTGTTCGCCTCGTACTGAAGGCGAGCGGTGGGGGTGGATGGAACGGTGAAGTCCGCCAGGATCGTGCGCCGCGTGGACTTCGCCAGATCGCGCCGCTCGGTGATCGCGTCGGCGTCATAGGTCGTGCCGCCGACAATGATCTTAGGCACAGCCGTATGGTACAGCTCGTTGAACTGATCCACGACGATCTCGACCTGGATCGCCGTGGTCGAGTAGCCGAACGCCAGCTCTTTCGTGACGGCCCGGCAATCCGAACGCGGACGCCGCGCCATGCCGCGCGCCTTGGAATTGAGCACGATGCCTGGCGCGAGGCCCGAGGTGCCGAGCATGGTCAAGCGAAGCCCGCACAGAGCGGGCAGGCCCCGAAGCGGGTTCGGATGCTCATCGGTCTCAGGTCGAAGCGGCTCCCAATTGTCGGAGCCGGTCGGCTTGACCTCCCACATCATCGACGTGCCTTCAGGAGCCCAGCTCTCGTACAGGAGCTTGATCTCCGTCATGCCGTTTTCGAGGGTCAGCGGATTGAGCAGGACCACCGCACGAGTCGTAGAGAACTCGGCCGCATTTACCCGGAAGCAGAAGTCCTCCTCCGGAGCGCCCTGGAACCACGCCTCGTCGGTCGACCAGAACAGAGTGCCCTGGGCATACTGCGCGCCGGTGACCGTCTTCAGCGAGTAATTGCCGGTGGTCACCGTGACCCACGCATAGCGTCGGCCCGGCGCCAGGTAGCGCGGCTTAAACGGGAACTTGACCCAGCCCGCGGCGATGCTCGCCGGCTCCAGTGTGGACTTCGCGATGACGCGGTCGAAGATGGGCGAACCCGTATTCGAGACCTCGCACAGCATGACCGTCACGTTGCCGTCGGTATCGACGCGATCGAACTTCAGCTCGATCGACGTCATGATCATCGGCTGCGTCGAGAGCCAGGTCTGGGCGTAGACGCTGCCGTTGATGCCGAAGGTTTCGGTGACGTAATCCCAATACGTCTCGGTCCAGCTGCTGACCTGCACCGAGCGGGCGGCGTAGATCTGGTGCCCGTTCTGGTTCTCGACCTGGGAGTTGTGCACCACGACATCGGAGAAATTCCAATCGTGGCTGTTGGCCGCGCTGAACTGCGACAGATCGACGGTCGACGCATCATAGCTCGCGTCGATGGCGCCGAGGTTCTCGAAGGTTTCGCCATTCGCCTGGAACGTCTGCCCAGAGCGAACCTGCCCGACGGCGCCCCATTCCTGCACGTTCTCGCACATGGCGACGGTCGGTCCGTAGGACACGGACGACCGCGACACCTGCCGCTCAACCGCCGTGGTGACGGTGTGGACCTGCTGCGAGATATTCTTGGTGCCGCCCTCGCCATCGACTTCGAGCCGAACCTTTTCGGTCCACGCCGGCATGAGGATGTCGTCGTAGATCCGAATGTCGGTCTGCGCCGGGTTCTGCACTTCCAGGCGGTCGTCGCGCTCGCTTGCGAATGCGTGCCGGACGCCTTCATCGACGCGCGCCAGCCAAAGGGCGTCATCGACGCCCCACTGATCCTTGACCAGGCCCGGATCATAAAAGTAGCCGCGCGCCGCGTCCGGAAGGTTCAAGCGGCGCCGCGTCACAGCGACGTCCGTCTGGATCTGGCGGATCAGCTCGGGCCGCGGAATATCCCTGAGCCGGCCCTGCAGATTGGCGAGGTCCGTCTCGATCTCCGACGTCCGCTGGTAGGCGATCGCCATCTGGCCCTCGAGCACCGCGACGCGGCCCTCGACTTCATAGAGCGTCTTGACCCGGTGCTCGTTGCTGCTTTCGACCGCGATGATGCCGTTGGCGGCCAAGCGGATGTAGCAGACGCAGCAGTTGTTCGCCGCGACGACGGGCTTCAGCGGCGTCGGCGAGCCAAGACCCTGCTGCACCACAAACTCGACGGTCCGCACATTTGTCTTGGGGAGCGGCGTCAGGATGGTGTCGCCGGTCTCAACGTCCGTCTCGACGAACCGGTCTGCGGTATCCGTCCGCTCGACGCCGCGGGCGAGGATGGCGACATAGCGCTCATCGCCGACCACCAGCGGCAGGTGGACCTGCATGTCGATGTCTTCCGGGGCATCCAGATCGTAGACGAGGCTGTCGACGAAGTAGCGGCCCTGGTTGATCCGCACCGTCGATGACGACGGCGTGGAGACAGTGAAGTCGGCCCAATGACTCGGATAGCCGATCGCGCCGCCGACGATGTTCTCGTCGCCCTCACGCGCAGCCTGAGAGATCGCACTGAGATCGCCGGGCTCGACGATTTCGGCGTCGTCAAAGTCAATTGTTTTGGTCATAGGGCGTCCCTAAAGCTTAACCCGATCGAGGTACTGGCCGATGCGGTAGGTGCCATCGAGAGGCACAGCATCGTCCAAGCGGATCTTGCGGCCGTGAGCGAAATCGGCCCGGTATTCGGTGTCCGGCGCCTTGGCGACGGTCAGCGCCACCCGGCATCGCCGGATGCGCTCGCGTGATGGGGTGCGCAGCACGGCGCGGCCAAGCACCGACCGGCCAGCGACAAGAGCGCGAGGTGGCTTGAAGGTCTCGACCTTGACGAGGTGCCGCGCGACGAATGCGGGATGACCGATCGGGTGCCGACCAATGGCAGACCGCCCCAGGACGAAGCGGCTGGGGTAGCTGATCTTGTCGAGGATCTGGCCATCGACGAAATCGAGAAATGCCTGGCTGGCTGCCGGAGTCCCTTTCAGCGCAGCGAGCTGTAGCGCCTGGGCAATCATCGCGCGCTTGCGGTCGTCCGACCAATCCTCGAACCACAGATCCACGCTCTCATGCGCGGCGAGAAACGGCAGGAAGGCCGCCGGAGCGGTTGCCGGATCCATGATCTCGCGGATCGGAACCGGCAGCACATCGGTCATCGCCTCAGTGACGGCGATCTCGAACGGTGCCGCGTTGCCCGGCAGAAGCTTGGCAGCACTGGTCACGGCCGAACCTCCACAGCAACGTCAGTCGTCGTCGGCACCGGCACGCTGTACGGGTCGGGCTCGATGATGACGTCCAACAGGTCGCGGACCTTGATGATGTTCGCGCCGTATGCGGCGCCACGGATGAAGCCGTCGGGGATCTCGGCGCCGATCAGGATGCGCGCCGCTGCCGCTGCCTGCACACGACCGAGCGCTTCCATGCGGACGATCTCGGCGTCAGGTCCCGGCGCGATCTCGACTACGAGCTCGCTCGCGTATTCGACGCGGGTGGCATCGACTACGCGAACCGCCACAGCTTCGGGGCGAACGTGTTCCTGGAGTACGGCATTCCGGACGAGGGTTTTCTCTTCGTCCGTTGCTGCACGGCCTCCGGGGCCAATGACGACGATGTCCGTCTCACCGCGACGTCCGTGAATTGCACGACCGTTCACGCGGCAGTCGCCCATTTCCGGCCAGGCCGTCCATGCCTCATAGAGGTATCGATCTCGCGACCCGGCGGATGGCCGGTCGAACGCGAGGAGATAACGGCGCAGGAGCGCTGCGTCCGTCTCCATCACGGCCGGGGTCTCGAAGGTAGCTTCGCGGATCGTCAGCCGCTGGACGTTGGCACGGGCGACGATGTTGTCGAGGTCCGCCCCAGCAGCGAGCGGCGCCAGGACAGCGCGGATCGCGTTGTTGACGCGATCCCGATCGAGGAGCCGCAAGAACGACCAGGCCTCGCCCACGATAGCGGGAACGCTGGATTCGATGTTCTCGGTGTTGAACTCCGGCAGCCCCGGGCTCTTCACCCGCTGCTCATCCCACGCGATCAGGAACCGCTCAATGAAGGCGGTTTCGAGCGCATCTGCGCTCAGCGCCTCGATGGCATTAGGAGCGGCAACTCGAGACAGGTCGATCGTAGTGGGGGCGTAGGTCACGGGGCGCTCCGAATTAGGAGGCCCTCCCCGCTGTCGATCAACAGGAAGCGAGCCGTCCGGTTCTCAATGATCGTGAAGTCGCCGCGGTGACCTTCGGGGTAATAGGCCCCGTCGAGGTATATTCCCGGGCTGGCAGGGGTCGCGAAATCCACCTGGATATTCGTCGCGGCAAAGCAGGGCTCGCCATATTCATGCCCGCGCACCAGCCGGGGCCGGATGGCCTCGACGGTGACCATGTAAATGTCCATGACGGCATCGAGGTTTTGCGGCCGGTCGATCAGCCGGGGCAGCTCGGTGCCGAAGTCTCGCCGTTGCACCCGCTCACCGATCTCAGTGGTCAGGATGACTTCGAGGGACTGCACCACTCGGGGCCATCCTACGAGGATCGCCCCGGTGTGCCGGTCGATGCCGACGCTCGGCATTAGGTCTTCGACTTGTCGGCCACGGCCTTCGACGCCGGGGTCTCGCTGGTGGCAGACGCCTCGGTCGCAGGGGTGGACGAAGCCGCCTTCCGCTTTTCAGTGGCGGTGACCTTCTCCGCGCCGAGGTTGCCGGCCCGCACGAGGTACTTCACCTCGTCCTCGGTGGCCTTCACGACGTCATTCACCTTCCGGTACTGGCCGAACACCCAGCCTTCGCGCTGGACGTACCAGGTCTTCTTGGTCTCTGCCGGCATAGCGGCCTCCTTATTCGTCATGATGATCCGCTGAGCCGGTGGTGATGAACGCACCGCACTCGGTCGGGTCGCCGATCCGCGCAACGCGCGCACCCTCGACGCTGTAGCCGCCGGAACCGGCGATGATCGGGTTCACGCCATGCACCGGGCAGTCGTAGAGATCGCCGACCCGGGCGATCGGTAGACCGTTGCAGGTGCCGGCTGCGGCGCCCGTGATAATGGCGCCACCGTGCGAACCGCTGTCGGTCTTGCGAGCGACGCGGGGCATCAGGGGTTCACCCTGTAGTCGGGCGTGATCAGCGTGACCGACGACGGGCTCAGCACGAGTGAGGAGCCGCCCGCCGTGATCCGGATCTCCGATCCTGTTTGCTGGATCTGGGTGTCGCCGACCGTCCGGGTCGGCTCACCGCCCTTGTTGTGGTTCTGCGTGAACTGGCTCGAATAGCCGCCGGGCAGGATGAGCCCCTGCCCCGGGTCGCCGGACGGCGAAATGAAGATCGCTCGCTCGCCCTTGGTGACTGGCGTCCAGTCGCGGATCGCGCCGGCTCGCTCCAGCCACGGGCTCATGTCGGTCGGCAGGCCGCCGGCGTCCATCGACGCCAGGCCCTTCTCGTAGTCGACCTCCGCGATGCTCCCTTCCCGGAACATATTGTTGATGCGGCGGTCCTGGGCGACCAGCTGAGCTTCGAGGCTTTCGATCCGACGCATCAATGTCGCGAACGCCGCTTCGATACTCACAGCGGACTCCCGTTCGGCTGCAGCCATACGATCGGCGTGCCCAGCGTGACGGTCGGCCCGCGCTGATACCCGAGGATGTCCGTCACCCCGCTCGACCAGCCCACGACACGGCGTAGCTTGTCGGTGGCCGACAGGTCGCCGCCGCGCAGATACATCGCGCGCACCTCGTCGACCCGACCCGCATAGTCCGCGGTCTCAGCAAGGTCATCGAGGAAGGTCGCCACTTCCGCCGGCAGATTGCCAGGAGCGGGGTCTCTGAGGACGTAAGCTTCGATCGTAAGCTGACGGGCGCTCAATCGCGTTCCGCCCTCCACGGTGGCTCCACGGCGACTGATGACGTTGTCGAAGCCCGTAACGAGGTACTGGAAGCAGTTGGCTGCCGAGTTGTCCGCTGCGAGAGCGTCGAAGATCTGGCTTTCGAAAATGTCGAGCGACGTTTCAAGCTCGCTGTCGGTGACCGGCGTGCTGATCGTGTAGCTCTGAGGCGCCCCCTCCTCGTCGAGAAGGATGTTGCCGAGCTCGTCGCGATCGGCGCGAGACTGCACGACCAGGATCTCGATCGTCAGCGTCAGTGTCCGCCGCTTGGCCGCCTGCGACTGATGGTTCGCAAAGTCCTTGTCGTAGTCGGTGTAGATGACGCAGAGCGGAAAGGCGTTCTCGCCCTCGTACAGCTCTTGCGGTTCGATCTTCGAATCGAAGATCTGCGGGCCGGCCAGCGTGGGCCATGGCTGCCGCTGAAAATTGCTGATGGCCGCGACGGCGGCCAGGCGGAGGGTGATGCGATGCGCTGCGCTCACGACTACTCCTCCTTGAAGCTCCTGCCACGGCTGACGAGCTTGATCACGATGCGGGAATGTCCGTCCGGCTGGGCCGAGACGACATCGAAGTCGGGCAGGTTCTGGTCCTCGGGGAACCGGACGAAGTCGCCCTGGCGAACAAGCGCATCCTCGATGGGATCGCCGTTCACGTCGTCGAAGACGCGGCGATCGACCGAGAGGATCGGCTGCCGGCCCACCTGGAGGGCGCGAAGGTCGTTGGCCTCGCGGTAGCTCTTGCGAACACCGAGCTGCAGGCCGCTCTCGATGGACGTGTATTCGAACACGCCCTTGCCCTCGATGATCGGGCGATCCTGATCCCGGCCAGCTCGGCCGTTGATGGCCTGCTGGATCGGGATCAGGGTGAAAGACTCACCGTTGAGCCAATCGATCGTCTGACTCGCCATACGCTCCAAGCGATCGAAGTGGTTCATCGGTCAGATCCTCAGGAGTTCTTCGGTGCAGTCTTCTCGGCGCCTTCGGTTGCCTTGCCGTTCTTGTCGACAGGCACGACGCCCTTGACGCGAGCGAACTTGGCTTCCGAAGGGGCAACGTCGGCGTACTGCTGAGTGCTGCCATCCGTCTCAGATGCGAGGGTGACGTCGCGGGCCTTGGCCTGCTTTTCCGTCATCATCGCAGTGTCGCCGGCAGCGACGTATTTGCCGCCGACCATCGTCGCCGCGTTGGCGCGGTACAGCTTCTTGTCCATAGGGGTCATCCCGGTGTTCGGGCGGCAGCGCCGCCCGGCCTACGGTAGGCGAGGATTAGAAGGCGTCGTTCAGACGGACGACGCCCAGGCCGGACGGGTTCGCGGCGCTGAGCACCGCGACACCGATCTTGGTGTTAGCGGTGGAGACCGTGGTCGCCAGCTCGGCGGCGGCGTCCCAATAGATCTCGGCGCCGACGGTCCAGGCTTCGGCCGAGACCTTCGGCAGTTCGAAGACGCCGCCGACTTCGAGCTCGAACTCAGCGGCTTCGGCGGCGCTCGTGACGGCGACGCCGAAGATCTTGCCGAAGACGTAGACGATGCCGCTTGCGCAGCCGCCGGACGGCGCGGTCATCGTAAGGACCTTGCCCGGCTGGATGAAATTCTTTGCCATGCTCCCAAGCCTTTCTCGGGTGTTCTGGAAACGAAGACGCCGGCGCTAAGGCCGGCGGTCTTCGAAGCTCTCAGGTTGCGATTGCGGCTTAGGCGCCGGCGTTCTTGTAGGCGAAGCGGTAGTCGGTCAGACCCGCGCCGAAGTCGTGGCGGATCTTGTACTCGATGCCGTCGACATCGAAGCCGAGACGCTCGTCAAAGAACGGCTGCTCCTGGCCGGACAGGTATGCGTGCTGCAGACCGCGGCCCATCGTTGCCTGCATCGACGCGAACAGGAACCAGACGGTCGCGCTGATCTTGTCGAGGCGATACTCGTAGACCGGGGTCAGCGAGCGGATGGCTTCCGGCACCACATTGGCAGTGGTGTTCGGGACGGTGACGCCGGTGATGATCTTCTGCGCCGGGATCTCAAGATCCGAGCCGACGAAGAGATACTGCGGCGGGACGTTGATCGGCTCGCCGTCGATGTCGACCTGCTTGCGGAACATCGTGCGAGCTGCCGTCAGCGCGTCGGTCGACAGAGCCGTCGGCGTGCCGAGGTTCTTATGGTCGGCGTGGAACAGGCCCTTGCCGTCCTTCAGCTTCGCGTTGTCGATGATGACACCCCAGACCATGTCACCTTCGAGCTTGGCAGCCTTGCGGCCCCAATCCTGGATGACGCGGGCGAAGGCGTTCAGCTGATCGTTGATGATCATCTGACGGGTGAGCCCGAAGACGCGACCGAAGGTCCCGATCTTGAAGCTCTCTTCGCTTTCCTTGAGCGTGCCGCGCTTGAACTCGCCGTGCTCGTTGACCGGCAGCAGGTCGGGACCGTTGCCGATTTCCAGCATCTTCACGTCGCGGAAGTCGGAGACGACCTGGCGATTGGAGATCAGCTGGAAGGTGTTCTCGTAGCTCTCATAGCCGGCGACGAGCGTCTGGCGGGTGACCTCGCCCAGGATGGCGGGGAAGTCGCTGGTGGAGTGCAGGGCGCGCTTCACCACTTCGTTGACCGAGCCGCGGGTGCTCTCGCCGCGTGCGCGCATCAGTTCCTTGGCGGTGTCGACCATCGACATATCGCGCCACTCGCGAGCACCTTCCTGGAGCTCGGTCACAACGCCGGAGCGATGCAGCAGCGCGTTGGCGACGAGCGAGCGACGGGTGTCGACCTCGTCCTGCATGCCGCGGGTTTCGATGTGCGGGAAGGAGCCGGTGCGCTCCTGCTCGGCGAGCATCGCTTCGGTGACCGCGTTCTTGAACGCCGTTTCGGAGCTGCCGTCGCGGATGTGCTGGCGGACGAAGTCGTCCGTCATGCCGTAGCGACGACCGAGATCCGTGATGGTCTCGGTGCGGACGCGCTCGTGGCGGACTGCCTCGGTGGCTGCGGTCTGCGCAGCGCGCTGCACGGCCTCAGGATCTGCGGCCGGAGCCTGGCGGGTATCAGTCTGCTGCGTCGGAGCCGGAGCGGCCGAGCGAGACTGGCTTGCCGGGGCGGAGCGGGTATCGGCGGTCACCGTAGCCGCTTCGTCCTCGCTCGACGTCTCGTCGGTCGAGGCTTCATCTTCGGCGCTACGAGCGCCGTCAGCGCCGCTCGGGTTGCCCTCTTCACCCGGCTTCTTGCCGGTCTTGTTCGGCTGGTTCGCCATGCCTTTGTCTCCAGAAGTTGCCGATCCGGCGTTGGGGTTGTCGCGCCGTGAGACGGCGACTGTTACAGCGGCTTCTTCACGGGCTTCCGACCGTGAGAAGGCGCCAGCATCCGCGGGGATCGGGACCGCCGACAATTCGAGCGGCTCCCAATCGATCGCGCGAAGGGTGGGAAGCTGACTGTCGTCACCTTCGGTTTTCTCGTAGGCGTGGATTCGGTATCCGACGCTGACAGGGAACGGGTGGCCGTCCTGCAGATCCTGGTAGATCGACTCGCCGCGCTGGTTCCGGGACAGCCGGACCGTTGCGTAAGCCTTGCCGCCGTCGACGCGGACAGAGCCCGGGATCACGGTGCCGATCCGGTTGTCCATCGAGTAGGCGTCGTGGCTGTCGAGGAGCGACATGCCAGAGGCGAAGCGGTCCATCCGGATGTGTGACGCATCCATGGAGAGTTCCTCCATGAAGTAGCCTTCATCCCAGCTGTAGCGCCGCACCTTCGCGCCGGCTGCCCAGATGATCTCGACCGTGCGGTCCTCTGAGCTGAACGTGTCGGCGCGCACCTCGACCTCGCCGAATGCGCGGTCGGGGATACGGATCGCATCCCCCACCGGCTTTCGGCCGGTCTGGTTGCCTTGAGCCATGGGGCTTCTCCTAGCCGTTTGATTTGGGCTGGTCGGTTTGCTCCGCGACCCACTGAGCTTGACCGTTGATCGCCACTCGCCGGGGGTCGCAATCGAGGACGATCGCGTCGTCGTCGAGCTTCTTGTTGCGGTCGGCGATCTGCTGCTGGACCTTGTCGGGATCGTAGCCCCGCTCGGTCACCTTCTCGTCCCACGGGATGAACCCGTTGCGGACTTCGAGCATGTCAGCGCGGACGTCATCGATCGGGGTGATCGACTGGAACCGCGGGACCGTCCACTCGACCGGGTAGTCCCCGTCCGGCAGCAGCCCGGTGATGATGCAGGTCTCGATGAACCAGGTCCAGATCCGGTCGCAGAACATCGGGATGATGAAGTTCCACTGCATCGTGCGAACGAACTGCTGATAGGCCAGCTGCCCCATCTTGCCGGAGGCGAACGTCACCTGGCTGAGGTCGTTCGTCAGCAGCTCGTAGGGCATGCGAACTCCCGCCGAGATCCGTCGCTGATGCGAGCGGATGTAGGCCTCCTGACCCGCCGAGACCGACGGGTTGTTGAAGTGGATGTCGTCGCCTTCGTTCGCGTAGGCGAACATGCCCGGCTCGAAGCGTTCGACCGGGTCACCATTGCCGTCCCGAACGCCGCGATACTCGTCGATCCGAGAACCTTGCTCCTCGTATTCGCCGTCGTCGTTCGGCAGGAACTGGTTCGGATCTTCGCTAATCTCGTCGTCGTCATCGCGGCGAGTGATCACGCCGACGTTGCAGGCCTCGATCTTCTTACGGACCAGCTCGGCCTCGTGGTATTCGTCGAGATCCTTCAGATCGAGCATGACCGGCGCGAACCACGGAGCGCCGCGCGTCTGGTTGCCGCGAGGCTCGAACAGATGCGCGACCTCGGTGGCACGGACGGCGCTACTCTTCATGCCGAAGGGCGACGCCGAGGACTGCGGGTGCTGGGGGAAAAGCCAGTAGGCCTTCCGCCCGCCGATCGCATCGAACTCGATTCCGTTGACCGCTCGGTTCCGGCCCGTTGTCGGACCATGCTTCGAACTGTCCAGGAACTCGGCTTCGAGGAGCTGCACCTGCAGGGGCACCTTCAGGCCATCGGATGCCTTTCGCATCCGCATCCGGGCGAAGATCTCGCCGTCGACGACCATCGTCCGGACTGCTTTGTGGCAGAGGCCGTCGAAGGTCAGAAGCCCTTCAGGATCAATCCTCTTCGTGAAGGCCTTCCAGAGATCGTTGACCACCTCGTCGCGCGCGGGGTTCTGCGTCCGCGACTTCGCGATGATGCCGGTGCCGATCATGTAGTCGGCGTGTCGAGTGGCGCCGAGCGTCGCGATCGCGTTGTTCCGGTCGAGGTCTCGCGACCGCTCCCGCAACTTCGGCGCAGCGCGGCGGAGCTCGTCGTCATTCGTCCCGGGCCTCGTCAGCCAGCCGGATGTCCGGCGGCCGACTGCGGCAGCTTCGTATCCCCGGCGCTTCTGCGTCCCGGCCAGGACATCGGTCTTCTTGCGATAGGCCAGGCGCTCGGCCTCTCGCTTCGGCGAGAAGTATCCGATCGTCCTGTCTAGGATGGTGCGCTTCATCTGAGCCCCGATCGGAAGGTTGCGAGGGTGGCGGTCCGACGCCGACGGCCGTTGCCCATCTTCCGGATCTCACGTTCGAGATCCTTCTGGGCTCGGGCCATGTCGTCGTCGGACTTGTAGGTGACGTCTCGCTCGTTGAAGATCACGCGCTTGACGCCGGATCGCCGGGCCTCTTTGAGGCTGTCGAGCTGTTTTTGCAGTTCTGCGATCGTGGCCATCACCAGATGCTTTCTCGTTTCAGCCAACCGGCTCCGCCACGCTCAGGACGGCGTCGCGGTGCTGGACGGCGGGGCTGCAGCTCGTCGTCGGTGATGTCGGCGCCCGATGTCTTCTTCGGAGCCAGGTCCACTTCAGCGGCCGGCTCCTTCTTGCGGACCTTCATGGCGGGGCCGGCGCGAAGCAGATGCAGATTGAGCATCATCGCGCAGGCGCCCTGCATGGATTCGCAGTCGAAGAAGTGGTTGTGCTTCGAGCGGGCGACCCACTTGGTCTTGCCGTTCGCCAGGTTGACTTCGGCTTCCGAGACCATGTGCTGCAGGAAGTCGTCAGAGACGTCTTCCGGCAGGACCCATTCGCCGACCTCATCCTTCGGCCACCTGAACTTCTGGTGGAGCCACCGCTTGAAGAAGCCGGTGTCGAGGATGCGGATGTCGAGGCCGCGCTTGTAGGCCTTGCCGTCCAGGTTGATGTCGAGCTTGTTCGCCGCGATCGGCTTGCGCATCGGGTTCGATGCACCCTTCGTCGCATAGGCAAGCTTCGGGAAGCGCCGGCAGAAGCGGTAGACCATGTTGTCCGGCACCGCGAACTTCTTCCCCGGCCGATAGCCGGAGTCGATCAGCGCAAGCTTGATCGGGATGCCGTCGTAGAGATCGGTCAGCACCACGCCGAGCTTGTTCCACACGTCCAGCTCAGCCGTGTCGCCGTAGATCTCGGACGCGATGATCTGAGCGGACGAACCGCCCTCACCCCAGCCGCGGATCACGTAGACCAGCCGGTCCTTCTGGACGTCGCAGGTCAGCGTCAGTATCCGGACCCACTCCGGAATGTCGCCGGTGACATAGGGCCGGGCCAGCTGGCGCAGCTCCTGCCATTCCGGAGCATCGCCGTCGCCGGGCGAATAGAGCTCGCCCATACCGTTGACGATCGCCTGGACATCGTCGGTCTTGCCGGAGCGAGCCGCTTCGACAAACTCCGCCGCCCGCTGCCCCCAGGGGACGAACGGCGAGCACAGCCCAGACACCCAATAGGACAGCGTCCATGCCTCGGGGTCGGCGCCGTTCACCGTGCCGTCGTTCATGACGGCTTGGCCAGGAGCGACGAAAACGCCACGGGCGTTCATGTCCTCCAGGTCGTCGTAGAGAATCGTCTCGGTGCAGAACTCGCAGACCATGTGCGCGGTCTTGTGAGCGAGGATCGGCGTCGACGGCAGTTCCTTGCCCTCGGCATCGAGAGGCTTCTCCCACTTCAGGTTACGGAAGCGGGGGATGAAATACTCGCTGCAGTGGGGACACGGCACGGCCCAATGATACCGGCTGCCGGACTGCCACATGCGCCAGATGGTCGAGTGGATCTCCTTCGGGTCCTGGTCGGCCCAGAAGTGCAGCTCGCTCGCCTCGTCGAACACCACGTCCGAGAGACCACGCGAGGGGGACGACGTCGCGAAATGGACGAAGTCGGCGTAGGCGTCGCCGCGGCGATCGGCCAGGCCGATGACGTCACCCTGGCCCTTCACGTTGGCCAGCATCTTGTCGACCTCGTCGGTGACGATCAGGCCGAGCGACTGCGCAGCGAGCGCGGTCGCGGAGCCGCCGTGCACCAGGCGAAGCGTTACGCCGGCGATCACCTTCTTCGCCTTCGTCCGTTTCTTGCGCCCAGCCTTCCGGCGGAGCGAGATCGACTGCTTGATCAGCGCTTCGACGCGCGGCTCGAACTCGTCGTCGAGGATCTGCTTGGACGGCGCGATGAACGCCATCGGTGTCGGCGCCGTATCGAGGCGGTGGCCGAGCACGTCCATGGACAGCTCGGTGTTGTGTGTCGGGATCATCCGCTCGCCCGCGAGAAACAGGTGAGAGGCGGACGAGACCGCAATGCACTTCACCGGCCGACTTTCGACCGGCGTGATGGCGCGGATGTAGCGTTGGCGGCTCAGATGCCGACGCGAGGCCGCGTCCTCAGCAGGAAGCTGCGCCTGCTTGCGCTCTAGCCCAAAAACGGCTTGGTCCCGGTAGGCTCGGAACTCAGCTTGGTGAACGGTGTAACCGTCGGCCGAAATGCGGGTCCGCATCCGAGGACGGAATCCGAGTCCTGAGAGAAGCTCGATCATGCCGTCGGCCAACACCTTCGACACCACGGAGAAACGGCAGGTGCCGCCATTCGGCGTACCGTCGGTGTCCATGAGGCCGCGGAGCAATGCCCAGCGGCTCTCTTCGGGTGCGCGAAGGTACGAGATCGGGATGTGCTTGTTGCCGAGCACTCCGATGGCGCGCAGCTGCTTCTGTAGATTTTCAGCGGCACCGCGCGCCACACGCGCGCCGCTCGCGTCGCGTCCAAAGACGCCGACGCGGTTGCATGTCCGCTCACGGACGACGGAGGTTTCGACGCCACGGTCGCCGAGGTTCGCAACCATGTCGACGAGGTCTTCGTCGCCAACCGATATTGCTGCGCAGCGGGAGTTGCCATCGCCGAGCCACGCGCCGAGCACGTAAGGATCGACCGGAAGCGAGTTGGCCTCACAGTGCAGCGGCGCAGCGATCGGAATTGAGAAGCGCGACGCACCACCAGTCCGCGCAACGCCAATGTCGATCATGTCCTGGGTCGTCAGAATTTCCACGCGCCGCTCGATCCCAGACGGGACCTTGTGAGCGCGATTGACGGTCCAGAGGTGGCCGGCGTCGGCAATTATTGACGAGCCATCACAGAACTCGACACGATAGCAGACGTGCCCGAGCATCACCGGCGATACACCGGTGACGAGACAAGGCTCGCCGCGCTCATCAAACAAGCGGTCGCCCGGCTGCACCTTACCCATCGTGGTCCAGCCGGACGGGGTGGGAAGGCGCGTGTCGAGTGCTAGCGCCTTCGACATTTGGGTGCCGAACACGGCGACCACTCGGCGATGCGTGCGCGCGGCGATCGCGCGCTCGATCGGGATAATGTACGGGGTCAGCGACGGATCACGCGGTCCGGGGATCGCAGCCGTCTTCGGATAGACCCGGTTGGTGCTCGCCCACTCGTCAGGCGTCATCCTCTTCGGGGTCTTCAGCATCGCTGAGACCCGTGCGAAGAGCCTGTGCTTTTTCAGCGAAGCCCTGTGAGAGCCGGTCACGCTCGGCGTTGCAGACATCCTCGATCCTTCGGCGTTCCTTCGGATCGCGTGTGATCCTGGCGGGCAGACCGCCGATCACCTCGACGAACAGGCCGGCGGCCTCGTCGAGTGCGTCCATCGCCTCATCGAGCGCGATGATCTCTCGATCTTCGCGCGCCATCTTCCGGGCGATCTCTTCCTGCCGCTGCTCGCGCAGCTTGTCGGCACTGGTCGATGCCGACCGGCGCTTCTCGGATTCGGCACGAAAATTCACGAAGGCTGCGACGGCGGCGACCGTGTTGAAGGCACCGCGCCCTTCCTTCTCGATCACCCCTTCGTCGACGAGCTGTGTGAGCCGTCGGTCGGTGATCGATAGAAGCTTCGCCAGCTCGGTCGTGCCGATCGTCTCCGGCAGCTTGGGCTTGGCCGGGCCCTTCGGCCGGCCACCCTTGTTCCTGGCGGGCGCCTTGCTGGCGCTTGCCGGCGGCGCTTTCGTCGTCGAGCCCTTGCCGGCACTGCGGGAAGGAGACCGCGCGCCAGTTCGGGTTTCCGGAAGCTGCGGGGAGGTTCCGCGCTTCACCTTCGACGACGGCGCCGCCGGCAAACTCCGGGGTTTCGTCTTCTTCGCAACAGGCATCAGAACCTCATCAGCGGGGTCAGCCGCTTCATCACCTTCTGCTCCAGCTCCACCGGAGCGACAGCGAGGAAGGTGGCGAGCGACGCATCCTTCGGGATCTCCTTTTGGAGCGCCGGACCGTACAGCCGACGGACCTTGCCGTAGCGGATGCCACTCGAGGCGAACCGTCCGCGGTCGTCGCGGTTCTGGTCGGGCTTCGCGCCGAACGTCCAGAGCGCTTTCGGCGCCGTGCCGGACCCGCCGGCACTCTTCGGCAGGAGCGCGAAGAAGCCGCTGCCGGTGGCGAACGACCGCTTGAAAACTCGGGGGTTGTTCCAGACGCCGGACCGGACCGAGCCGGCATCACCTGCCCCACGTCCTGAGTTGAACCGTGCAGCGGCGGCGCCGCTCATCTTCATGGCCCGCAGGCCCTTGTAGATTTCGATCCGCTGGCCGCCTGGCACGCCGAAGATCTCGTAGGCGAGCTGGGCCTTACGCGGAATGCCACGGGTGCCTGAAACCACGTATCGCTGATAGTGCCCTTCCTTCAGGGCCATCTGCCGGTAGACCGCTCGCTGGACCTGCGTCTTCGTCTTGCGGCCCGCGTCGATCACACCTCGGTTCGCGTGCTTCTTCCAGTCTCCGCGACCGAAGAGTGCAGCGCGATCCCGGAGGGAAAGAACCAGCTTCACGTTCGTCTTCTGAACGACGATCCGGGCCACGCGAACCTCCTACGAAATCAGGCAATCGGAAGCCGAGAGGCAGCCAATCCCGCTAAGTCCTTGGCGTGGAATCAGAAAGTCGATCGAGAAAATCGAAAAAACTCCGAAATCCTGCGCTGCGCTCGACCCGCGGCGGCCCCCGAAAACCCAGAAAGGACCCAACCGTGGGGTGCGGTGCAGCATGTGCGGTGCAGCGGGTGCAGCGCATCATCGGCCGTTGTGCATCGCACCATGTTGCAGCGCACACACGACGCAAGCGCCGGTCGCTCAAGGCGTCCAGCGTTGGTGCAGTGCGGGAAGTGGTGGGGTGTGCAGTGCGGGATGTTGCAGCGCGCAATTCGTCCCGTCGGAACCGTTTTGACTCTTGCCCGGGCTTTTGTCCAGCCCGGGGGGAAAGGCTCAAAGCATTGGCTTTGCTACGTAAACGCTAACCTTAGACGCTTGTGCAGCCCGCTACGTTGCTCGCTTGGCCGGTCCCTATAGGGCCGGCCGCAACGTTGGCTCTCTACGTTCCGCGAGGCGGATGATATTGCGGCGCGTCAATTCCGCAATCGCGACGTGGCCGGCCGGCTTTGGGCCGGGCCGGACGTTTCCCGGACATATGGCGGACATTCCCCGGACATTCCCCGGACATTCCGCGACATCGGGGAAAGTGCCCGGCGTTCCGGGAAATTGTGGATAACTTTCCGGGCGCCGGCCGGGACGTGGCGATGGGCGCCGGGAACGGGGACGGCCGGCCGGGGACGATAGGCGGACAAGCGCCGGACATATGCCGGACGATTGGCGGACATTCCGGGGACAAGCGCCGGACGATTGGCGGACGGTCGGCGGACATATGCCGGACGCGACGGGGACAAGCCGGGGACATGCTCAGAACGGCCGGGGACGGCTCAGGGTGGCGACGGGGACCGGCTGGGACGTTCTGGGACGTGACGGCCGGGGAGCGGCCGGGGAGCGGCTCAGGGGGCGGCCGGGGACATTGGCGAGGCGGACGGCCGGCCGGGATGTCACGAATTGACCAGGTGAACGGCCGGGGGCGTTTACCAGGTGAACAGGGGCGAAGTGGGCCGGATTTAGGAAAATCAACGGCTTGGCGATTTTCATAACCTTCTAGCGGTTTAGAAACGGCCGGCTTGCGGTGCTGGAAACGGCCGGTCGACCTTGGCCAAGCGGCTGAAAACATTGGCGAAACGGGTGCGAATTGAGGTCGAGAAACGGCCGGTTTCGGCCGGTTTTCGATAGGCTGAACCGGGCAAAGCCAAGGGCGCTTGAAAGTTTGTTTCTCAATGTTTTCATTATCTTGGCTGATTTAGGCGAATTATTTTCGTTTTATCGCTGGAACAAGCGGAAAGTTCTGTGGTTATGTTGGTCATCGGCAAGCGGACGACGAAGACCGGGCCGGACGGGGAATGTCCCCGGGATCATTGAAAATCAGGATCGGGGATGCTGCCAAACGGCAAGCGGTTCCTTCCAAGCTTTCCGGGAAACCGGGGACGGGTGAAGGCGATTGCGAAACCGGGCGGACAACGGCAACCACGAAACGCAATTAGGGCGACCAAGGTCGGACCAACGACGGCATGACAAAGCCGGACGGATGGAGGGGCAAAGGGAAGGAAGCGGCACAATCCACGCTTGCGAAAATTGGATTGGAGTTCGGAAAGACCGGGCGAACTGGCGGAAACGCTAGAGGCTGGGACTTCCATCGTGTGAACACGGAACGGGCAACGATTGGCGCGAATGCCAATCGGGGGAACACTGGCGCGAATGCCAGTAGGCAACGGCAAAGGGTAAAAGCTTTGCGGGACCTGCACTTAGTAAGCGAGCGATGGGACAACGGCGGGCACAGTGCCTAGCAAGATGGGGATAACCGAAAGCGAAACGGCCTTGAAAGCCGTTGAATGCCGATCACAGCGGCCGCGCACCCCACAACCGCAAAGGCATGGGCGGTTGGATAGTCAAACCAACGGAAAAAAAGCGACATCGGGATTGACGCGGTTCCCACTGAAACCGCGTCCGACAGATTGGAAAGTTTCAACGGCCGGGCTCGCAAGGGTCCGGCCGTTGCGCCGTTCCAATCGGAACGAAACGGCAATCGTGCCAAACCTCGAAAGGCTAAACCCATGTCCATCAAGATTCTCACCGGTAAGACCCTCGCCAAGCGCATTGCAGGCTATGGCAAGGTCGCCGCGACCTTTGCAGCCGCAACGCACGAAGTCGCCTATGGCGCGATCAACCATGTCGAGGTCCACCATTGCGCCTCGCACCTCAACACGCTCTACAACGTGACGCCGACCAACTATCGCGGCGCGCTGCGCAAGTGGGCCGTGAAATTCGGCAAGGTCGCATGGGACAAGGACGCGCTCGCCTTCACCTATGACGCCAAGGCGACGTCCGACCTCGAAACCGCCTTCACCGTGTCCCCGGCTGAGTACGCCACCGACGCGAAGAAGAACGCCGCCGACTTCGACGAACTCCGGACCCTCGAGACGTTCCTGAAGAAGATGCAGGAAAAGGGCGCGACCGCGAAGACGATCGGCGCCATCGAGGGCGCAATCCGCCTCCTGAAGAAGCCGGCCGGCGAAGTCGTCCAGATGCCCAAGGCTGCCGACCGCAAGGCTGCCTGAGCCTCGCCCCTGCCCACCTAGCTGCAATCGTGACGGGACGCCCCTACGGCGTCCCGTGACATGGCCGCTAGGCCAACCCCGCCAATCGTGGCGTCCTAATCGGAGATCCTGACCATGTGCACCGCTACGTCCGCCGTCGCCTTCATCCTCGATCACGGCCAGTTCGCCACCGTCACGCCCGACGGCCTGCTCGCCTCCGCCCCCTGCCTTGGGCCGGCCGATGGCATCGCTTTCCTCGACGACCGCGTGTTCGACGAGACGACGACCTTCCCCATCGACGACCGCGGCCACGTCTCACTGGATGACGTCCGCTCCTGGCTGGGCTACTGATGGCCCGGTCCCACCGCATTCGCGGCCCACCAACCGGCAACGGGCCTGCCTTTCGCCCGTTGCCCTACCCGAGCTGCATGACGATGGCCGCGCCCGCGCGAGCCATCTTCGGGCCGCTCGGCCCTTCCTCGGCAATCGTGCCGCACCTCCAGACCGGAGAACCGTCATGCCCACGTCCGACCTGCGCCATCCGCATTTCGAGACCTTCGCCCAGCGCGCCCGGCGCCAAGCCCGCGAAGACATCCGCCGCTTTCTCGACGCCCAGGAGCGCCGCAACCGCGCCATGGAAGGGCGCCGCATTCTGCCGGTCATCGCAGACGCGAGCCGCCCCGAGGTGCGCGCATGAGCATCCGATCACAATGGGGCATGGCCTGCCCGCAATGCGGCAAGGATCACGGCATTCAGATCGTCTGTCTGACCACCGTGCAGCTCACCACCGACGGCACGGAAGAAGTCCACGGCGGCCACGAATGGACCAACGAGTCCGCCGCCTCCTGCGACCTGTGCCAGTTCGATGGCGAGGTGAAGCACTTCAAGACGAAGGTGCGCGCATGATCGTCACCGTCACCTGGCACAACGCCGGCCCGCATACGATCTGGGCCAAGCTCGCCGCCCGCCTGGGCCGCGAGCCCACCTCGCGCGAGGCTGCCGACGAGGTTCGCCGCATCCTTTGGGAGGTGCGCGCCTGACCCGTTCGGCCGGCGCAAACATCCGCCGGCCCTTCCCTGCTCTCCAGCGAAAGGAGCATGCCATGTAGATCGCAGCGCGGCGCGCGCCCGGCGGTAAATCCCGCACGGCGCCTGGCCATCCTCGTCAGGCGCCGTTCCTTCCAAAAGAACACGTATTGACTCCTCCTCCTATGCGGAACGAATATAGAACAAACAGGAGAGCCTTCATGGAAATCAACGTCGCTTCCAGCCGCCCCCAGACCGCCGAAAAGCGGATCACGGAGTTCTACGTCACGCCTCCCTACGGGCCAGAATGGGGCGGCTCCGCGTGGATCGAGCCGCTTACTCGCTACTGCGAGACGGCATTCCCAGGTCTGACCATCCGCGTCACCGACGAGCCCGTGCTCCGGCTCCAGACACAGGTGAGCGTCATTCCTCTGACAGGCGTCGAGCACCCGACGAACCCTGACGCCATGATGATGCTGCCCGTCACCGACGAGACGCATTCAACCATGGCCGCAATCGCGAAGTGCGTTCAGCACTTCGATCCCTCCCGGCCTGCCGGACACTTCCACTAGCGTCAGACTGGAGAGCGTCTCCGCGCTCGCCTACCGGCCGCTAGGCCGACCCCCTGCCAATCGTGGCAACGAAGGATACACCATGCATTTCAGCACCCTCTCGATTACCGCCGCCGGCCTGTTCGGCGCGCTCCTCGGCGCGGTCACCGTGACCAAGCCGTCGCCCCTCGTCACCCTGCCGCAGGACCGGGCCATTCTCTGGTCGGCACCCTCCATGTGTGAGTTCGATTCCGACCCGGTGGCCTGCCTTATCGCGATCGGGGCGGACCCTATCCCCGACGACGATGTGCTCCTCGTCGGCCAGGATCTCGCCGCCTGCCGCCTTGCCGCCGAAGAGCCGACCGACGGCAACCTGCGCGCCTGCTACGGCGAGCCGGAGAATGGGGCGCCGTACTGATGCCCGCGCGCCCAGGGTCTATCGAGACCTTCATGACCATCATCCCGGCCGTAATTGGCGCTCCCGAGGAGCGGACCGTCATGCTGAAGCCGGAGCCCAGCTACGACCACCTGAAGGAGTTGCTGGCGCCGATATTCCAGCCCGGTGGCTTCGAGCACCTGACGGTCCTCTATCAGGGCGAGCGCCGTGATATGTTCGTCGGCGAGAACAGTGCGCTTGGATCTCAGCCCCGCAACATCACTGCCACGGCGATCTATCGGAACGCCTGGCTGACCCGGAACCCGCTCGATGATCCCGAATCGCTGCCACCCGTCTGTGGAGCGGCAGTGCTTTTCAGTCGGCGGGTATGGTTTTAGGTTACCGACCGTATAGCTGCCTTGGGCGCCCGATGGCCCGTCCGGCGGCGCGGACGCTTCGCTTGCGGCTCGATGACCGGAACGACAAAGTATGGTTCTTGCGGAGTCCAATCCCCAGTAGGAGGTCTTGAATGCTCAAGCGAGCAGCCGTTGTGCTTTGTTCCATCATTTGGCCCATCAGCGAGGCGTGTTCGCAGGGGACATGGACACCGCCTCACAACGACGAGCGTTACGCCGGGACCTATCTCTGCATACCTGCTCACATCGCGGCATTTCGTATGGATGATACTGGGGATGTATCGGAGTTGGATGAGAACCCCAACGACCACGCGTTCCAACTGACCGTCACGCCGAATATGCCGAAAGATTATCGGTTTGAGGAATACGCATCAAACTACACAGTATTTGTCAGCGACGAACGAAGTAAGATCCGAAAACTTTCGGAATGCTACCCCCTGAATGAGAATCAATCATATCTTCTCGGCGGCACAATTCTGTGCACCGCGAACCTATCTTTGTCATACAATTTTGACCTCGATCGGATGACATTCTTTTATGCACCTCGGATTGCAGTGCCCGGTGCGAAACTGTCGATGGCAGCGGGCTCCTGCAGTCGGCTTTAGTCGCCTGCGCCTCTAGCTCCCGTCTTCTAGCACTATCAACCACTCTGAAGTTCGCTTCAGAGTGACGCCGCCGGTCCGCCGGCACCCCGCCAATCGTGGCACGAAAGGAAGACCATGCAGCCCGAACGCTCGCCCATGCCGATGAAGACCTCTCGCCCGACGATGGAGGTCTTCGGCAACAACGGCACCCTCACCGTCGACGTGCAGACCGGCACCGTCCTCTGGCTTGATGTCAGCGACGCTGACGACGCCGAGATCTACTCCGTCATCCAGCGCTTCAACGTGCAGGAATGGCGCGGGTTCTACGGCCAGGACCCGACCGACGTGTGCGAAGACATCCTCGCCATCGGCTTCTGGACGCTCGACGGCATCTACGAGCCGCCCGAAGACGACTATCGCGACTGGCGAGGCGACAGCCAGTAGCAGACCCAGCTCCCCCGCTCACCTCTGAGCACCCCCGCCAATCGTGGCACCCTCCGAAAGGAACACCAGCATGAACGCCATTTCCCCAATCCGTGCGGCCACTGACTCGGTCGCCTCCAACACCCTCGCCGCCCGCGCCATGATCGTGACGCTGTCCATGTCGCAGTGGACCGGGCGCCGCCTCGATCGCCAGATCACCGACGAGGTCAACTCCTCGCACAACGCCGCCGCCGACGCCGGCCGCTATAACAAGCTGCTCCTCGACAAGACCGCGCTCGATCCGATCGCCAAGATCGCCAACGCCGCCCGCACCGAGTTCAACGAGCGCACCCTGCCGTGGCTCGACGGCGGCTCCCGCATCATGTCGAACCAGCTCTACATGCAGCACGCCGCCTGGTTTCGCCGCGTGAAGGGCGAGTTCGACGCCGCCGTCGACGCCTTCATCGCCGAGTATCCGAAGCACGTCGCCGACGCCCGGGTCCGCCTCAACGGCATGTTCAACCTCGACGACTACCCGACCGTCTCAGAGATCCGGGACAAGTTCTCGATCGACATGAAGGTCATGCCGGTCCCGTCAGCCGACGACTTCCGTGTGTCGATGAGCGAGGCGCAGGCGGCCGAGATCCGCGCCGAGATCGAGGCGCATGTGCAGAAGGCGACGAAGACCGCCGTGTCGGATGTCTATCGCCGCATCGCCGAGGTGACCGGCCGCATGGTCGAGCGGCTCAACGGCTACAAGCCGGCCAAGGGCAAGGGCGACCGTTCGGAGGGCATCTTCAAGGACTCGCTCGTCGAGAACGTCCGCGACCTGATCGGCATCCTGCCGTCGCTCAACATCACCGGCGATCCGGAGCTGGCCGCGATGGCCGACAAGCTCGCCCCGCTCGCCGCCTATGATGCGGCGGTGCTGCGCAAGGATGAGGGCAAGCGCCGGGACGTCGCCGCCGAAGCGGCGAAGATCCTCGAGGATGTGTCGGGGTTCCTGGCGTGAGAGGGGCGATATCGCTCTGGCTTAAGCGGAAAGTCTGCGCTCACGAATGGCGCAAGCCGCTCCCCTTGGTCGTCCTTGGAACCGGCGAGCCCCTAACAAAAGCTAGCCTCTTCTGCCGAAAGTGCGGCGCCAAGAAACCGTGACAACCTGATTACCGGGGGCGGGCTCCGACCCGCCTCCTCCTCCCCGCAATTGTGCAACTCGGAGAACATCATATGGCAGACTTTCAGTCCCCGACCGGCTCGCCGATCGTCGGCACAATGGAGCGGCTATCTGGCCGCGCCAACATCACTGGCATCGACCCCGAGACCCGCGTCCCGGAGTATGCCGGCGGCACCGACGTCTTCTGGGACGAGGCAGAGACGGTCGAGCGCGATGGCGAAATGGTCTTCCTCGACGAAGACGGTGTCAGCTGGGTGTTCAGCCAGCTGGTCATGGTGCCAGTCGAAGAGCAAGCCTGATGCTCGGCCGCTGCGCGAACTGCGGACACGTCACCCACATCGACAATCTGGACGCCAAGCCTGAGCGCCTGGCCGGCCCCGGCAACATGCTGGAGCGCATGTTCCCGGCGCTCCGCCGGCGCAAGATATGGGGCGCCGCCGACGGTGAAGACTTCGACCGCCTCGAATGCCGGCGCTGCTACGGCGGCGGCTTCAGCGAAGGCCACAGCGAACTGATCGCCCCGTAATCCTGGAGGACACCATGCCCTACCGCCAAGAATGGGTCGCGCCCGAGCGCATGATCCGCCATCAGAACGTTTCGATCTGGTGCGTCTACAAAGACGACGACCTCGGCCAAGGCCCCCGTACCTATTGGTTCACGACTGATATATCGGAAGGCGAAGACAGCGAGTTTGCCTTCGACGTCCGCCACCTTCCCGAGCCGCCAACCGGGCCGACGCTTTCCGACATGCCCCCGCACATCGGCCACGAACGCGGAAAGGAACTCGGCTTCGAAACCTATGCCGAGTGGCAGGCTAGCGCGGAGTATGCCGCCGGCAAGGCTCTTTTGACCGAATGGCACGAGACCGGCTGTGACGCGGCGATCAAGAACACTCTGCGCCATGCGGTCGAGACCGGCCTTTTCGAGCCTAACGAGGATGACGAGCCCGGCGACGACGAGCCAGTGATGCAGGAATTCAGCTGCAAGGTCGGCGTCGATGCCCGCGTCTATTACGACATCACTGTTGAAACGACGTCCCCCGATAGTGCGCTTCAAAAGATCAAGGAGCTGAACGAAAGCGGACTGATTGGCTCTATCAACTATGATGGGATCGAAACTGAGGTGGACGGCACCAACCCGACGGTCATCTACATCCGCGACGAGAACGAGGACGACCATCACGAGCTCGTCGACCTAGAGCCGAAGCCCATCGCCACCCTCGCCACCGACGACGAAGTCCATGCCGCCCGCGAACAGTACGGCAGCGACGAGATCAACATCGACGAGGGTGCCGAGGCATCGCGCGGAAACGACGGCACCTGGGTGCAAGCATGGGTGCTGGTGCCCGTGCAGAACGAGGAGGATGAAGAAGATGTCGCTTCCTAAAACTCAACCCTCTTATGGAGACCTCCTCGCCTACACCAAGAACATGGCGCGCCTGATGACCCTCGACGATTGCTTCGCCGCAGATAACGAGGACTATGACGATCCCGAAGATATGCGCGCTGACCTGTCCGACGATCGCCTGCTCGATGAGTTCTCTGCCTTCGAGGCGATGATCGTATCTGCCCGCGATCTTGTCGGGCCGCAGGCTTTCGATCCCGCTGTCGACGACGAGAGCGAGGCCGCATGAACATCGGCAAACTCGAACGCCTTGCCGGCGTCACCGATCGCGAAGCCTTCTGGATGCCGTTCGCGAAATACGAGGACGGATTGCAGAAGGGTGTCGCAGAGTTGAGAAAGATGGCGGGGGTCGATACGCCCCCGCCTGAACCTCGCAAGCGCCGACGTGCGCAACAGCCGAAGGAACACCGATGAAGAAGCTTCTGCTTGCCGCGCTACTCGGCAGTCTCTCTGCCCCGGCTCTCGCCGCCGACGACTTCCCGAAGGCGGCCATCCTCATCGGCACGGTTAAGGCGCTTTGTCCCGGCGAGATCACCGAGGAGGTTTGGATGCGTGCGGTGGAGAAGTCCGCCGAGGCGCAAGGCAAATCGGTGAGCACCACGCTCTCCGAAACAGCAATGATGGCCGGCAATATCGCCGGCCAATTCTCGAGCTCCGGCAACGCCGACATGATCTGCCAGCAATGGCGCAACGCCAAGAACTGAGCTGACGCTCACCCCCCCTGCAATTGTGCAACGAAGGAAGAGACCCATGAACCTGATGAACGCTACCAAGGCGCTCGCTGCCTACCTCGACGCCGACATCCCCGTCTTCCTGTGGGGAGCGCCAGGCGTCGGCAAGTCGGACACCGTCCGCCAGATCGCCAACGATCGCGACATCCCGATGATCGACTTCCGCGCCATCCTCCGCGATCCGGTCGATCTCCGCGGCCTGCCCTCCGTCAATGGCGACACTGCCAAGTGGCTCGCCCCGGATGACCTGCCCCGTGCCGATCGCGACGGCGAGGAAGGCATCTTCTTCATGGACGAGCTGAACGCGGCACCGGCCAGCGTGCAGGCGGCATGCTTCGGGCTGGTGCTCGACCGCAAGGTCGGTGAGTATCGCCTACCCGAGGGCTGGCGGATCATCGCCGCCGGCAACCGGCAGGCGGACCGGGCGGCGGCGCAGCGGATGCCCACTGCGCTCGCCAACCGCTTCGCCCACATCGACATAGAGCCGGATGTCGAATCCTTCTCCGCCTGGGCGTTCAAGAACAACGTCGACCCGATGGTCGTCGCCTTCGTGCGGTTTCGCTCCGGCCTGTTGCACAACATGGAAGGGAACGACCTGCGGGCGTTCCCGACGCCCCGGGCATGGTCGCAGGTGGCCAAGATCGCCAACGCTCCGGAAGCGCTCCGCCTGTCGCTTGTCACCGGCCTCGTCGGTGAAGGCGCAGCGGCCGAATTCGAAGGCTTCGTCCGGGTCTACAAGGATCTGCCCTCGCTCGACCTGGTGCTGGCCAATCCGACCGGCGCCCCGCTCGTCAAGGATCCGGCCGCCAAGTATGCGATCAGCGCCGGCCTTGCCCGCAAGGTGGACCGCAAGACCTTCGGCGCGGCCATGGCCTACACCAGTCGGATCAGCCGCGAGTTCAACATCATGATGGTGATCGACGCGGTGCGCCGTGACCCCGGCCTGTCGCACACTCAGGCGTTCACGACGTGGGCGACAGAGAACCAGGACGTGACGTTGAATTGATTGTCTCGCCTAAAACTATCGCTCTCTGCAGATCGGTAGAATCGAGCACACTCCGGCAGCTAGCCGATCCCACAAGCCCTGCAACAATGGCTCGTCCTCGGCCAGAAGCTTATCCTGCTCAGACCTGATGATGCGGGCACACGTTCGGCCGAAAATGCCGTCGCGGACGTTCACGATATTCTCGTCCGCGACAACGGTAGAACCGGAATATATCGAAACACAGCGGTCACGCCAGTAAGCGTACCTCTCTGGTACTGCCCTTAGCTCAGACGCTTCGAAATAGGCGAGACTTAGTGACAAAGAGAACGCGATCGCTCCGATCGATACGATCGTGCCCTTCGATCGATCTGCCGCAAACAAAAATAGTACGACGCCGCTCATGAGTCCAAGTGCAGCTGCGATAACGCTTCCGACAGCACCGACTCGGCTAAGTCCGCCTGTAAGCCCCGCAGTTGCTGCGATTGCGGTTAGCCCAAGCAACACCACGAAAGCCTCTAATCTTTCGCCTCGCTTTAGGAACCTCAACACTGCAGACCAACACAGCGTGGCTGAACCGACAGCAATCAGGAGCCATAGAGTGAAGAGATGCATTCTGCTCTTCTACTCTATTTCTGAACGGCTTCCGAGTTCATCATATCCATGGTTCCTTGTCCTTCAACCCCATCATTCGAAGTGGCGACAGTCCCATCGTCGATCGGTGTATTTTCGGGCTTGCAGTACTCGTCGGCGAATGAGCTCCCCGCACCTTCGATTTTGACCACGCATCCATCCTCTGCTTCCGGCACATTTGCGGCGGGGGGCAGACCGCCAGATGGGGCAGGGGAACCACGCTCGAGAGCAGACTTACCCCCGACAGAATGTTCATCACCAGCTGCGGTAGAAGACGCTAGGCCCGCGGCGATGAGTACGCACCTGAAGAACGTCTTCATTCTGACCTCCGCATCAGCTGTTTCCTCTACGATCAGACAGCTATTACACCCTACCGAACGTCAAACAACCCTTCCCTCAATCGTGAGACCCCGCCATGGACACCGAGACCAAGATCCTCTCCGCCCGCACCGCCCTGATGTGGGATCACCCCTTCTTCGGCGCCCTCGCCGTGCAGCTGATGCTCGAGGAGGACTCCGACGGCGCCATCTGCAAGACGATGGCGACCGACAGCCGCCGGCTGATCTATTACCCGCCCTTCGTCGACAAGCTGAGCCGTGAGGAGCTGGTCTTCGTCATCGCCCACGAGATCATGCACAATGCCTCGATGCACCACACCAGGCGGGGCGACCGGCAGCACCGCCGGTTCAACATCGCCGCAGACTTCGCGATCAACGTCGAGCTGCAGGACTATGCCGACGAGATCCAGAAGACGAAGAACCTGAAGCGCCCGCCGATGGTCATGCCGCAAGGTGGCCTGCTCGACCGCAAATACACCGGGCTCGGTGCCGAGGAAATCTATCGCCTCCTCGATGACGAGGATGAGGATGGCGGCCAGGGCACCGGCCAGCCGGGCGCCGGCGAGCGCAACGATCCCGGCGGCTGCGGCGAGGTGCTCGATGCCTGCGGCCAGCATGACGAGGCGGCCAAGGCGGCAGCTGAGGCGGAAATGACGGTGAAGATCCGTCAGGCCGCGTCGATCGCCAAGGCGGCGAACGCCGGCTCCCTGCCCGGTGCCCTGCAGCGCATCGTCGACCAGCTTCTGCAGCCCAAGGTCGACTGGCGGCAGGTGTTCCGCCGCTTCATCGACCAGTCGCAGAACCGGGACTATTCCTGGTCCCGGCCGAACCGCCGCTTCCTGCAGATGGGCTACGTCCTGCCGTCGCTGGTGTCTGACGGCGTGTCGCACATCGTCTTCGCTGTCGACACGTCCGGCTCCATCACGAAGGACATGCTCGACGCCTTCGCCGCCGAGATCAACGGCGCCTTCGGCGACGGCGCGATCGACAAGGTGACGGTGATCTATGCCGACGCCGCCGTGCAGGGACATGACGAATACGAGACCGGCGATGTCGTGGATCTGCGCATGCTAGGCGGCGGCGGCACCGCCTTCGCCGACACTTTCGAATGGGTGCGGGAGAATGCCAGCGACGCCAGGGCCGTCGTCTACCTGACCGACCTATACGTCACCGACTTCGGCGACGAGCCCGATTGCCCGGTGCTGTGGGCGGTACCAGGCGATCCCCGGGAGTTTCAGAACGTCAGCAGCCGGACGCCGTTCGGCGAAGCGATCCACCTCGAGGCATAGCTAGGCGACGTACCTAGTTGCAGGGAATTGCTGCGGAATACGGAGTTTGTCATGCTCTTCCAAAAGACGCTCGCGGTTCTCCCAGAAAATCGGACGTAACTCGTAGATCGCCGTACAGTTGGGTGCGTGCCTTGCTACGCCAGCTCGAAAGAGGACGTTGGAGTACTGAAAACGTCGCCGATCGTTCGCCAGGAGCCAGATCAATTGTACCAACCCATGCTCATCGAGCGCCTCGATGTTGGCTAGAGCATTCTCCTCCGCCTTTCGTTCAGCAACAGCTGTGTCGAGCCGCTCGCGTCTGCCCTCGCTCCACTTGGAGAACGACATCCACGCCCTGCTCACCGCGTTCACGACCACGATCGCGGCGCCGACAATTATGACGGTCTGACCGGCAAGACCGACGAAGTCGAGGCCGGTTAGCCATCCATGGTCAACCTCGGCGGACAGCATGAGAAGGCTACCAGCGGTAACGGCAATCCACCCGACCTTCTCGCTCGCCTCGAAATACTTCCAGATCGATGAAAGCGAATCGAACATATTTTTGCCTTCGGCTAGAAAAGGAGCGTCACGTCTCACCTGACATAGATGAAGACAGGATCATGCCGCAAGGCGACGGTCACCGTCGTGGTGGCCGTGTCCCGGCAGCATGCCGACCCCCGCAATTGTGCGGACCCTCAACAGAAGGACATCGACATGACGAACGTCACCCCCATCCGCGCCAACATGCACCAGGCTGTCGCTACGATGGCCCGCACCCACCTGAAGGCCGGCCTCGACGCCGCGATCAAGGTCATTGAGAAGCGCAACACCATCCCGATCCTGTCGAACGTCAAGCTGTCGACTTATGCCGACCAGCTGATCATCACTGCCACCGACCTCGACATCGAGATCGCTGTCCGGGTGCCGTGCGAGGCTCTCGATCGGCGCTTCGCTGCGACCGTTCCGGCACACTCGCTGCGCGACCTGGTCACCAAGTCCAAGGCCGACACGATCGAGCTGACGGCGCCGCTCGGCGGCGACGAAGACGCTCCGCTGACGATCACCCACGGCGCCGCGTCGATGAAGCTGCCGACCCTGCCAGTCGCCGACTATCCAGAGGTCGAGCCCGGCACCTTCACTCACAGCTTCGTCATGTCGGCGCCGGCCCTGACCGGGTCCTTCGGCATGGTGTCCTTCGCGGTCTCCAAGGAGGAGACCCGCTACTACCTCAACGGGATCTTCATGCACCGGCCGGTGACCGGGGACGGCGAAGGCGACCTGCGCTTCGTCGCCACCGATGGGCACCGCCTCGCCATCAAGACGGTGACGGCGCCTGCCGGCACCGCCGCAATCCCCGGCGTGATCATCCCCCGGAAGACAATCGAGGTGGTTGAGAAGCTGATGTCCCGGGAGCGGGGCGAGGTGGCGATCGAGGTGCAGACGGCCAAGGTCCGGATGACCTTCGGCCGCATCACCATCACGTCGAAGGTCATCGACGGCACCTTCCCCGACTACCAGCGGGTGATCCCGTCGGCGAACGACAAGGCGGTGACCTTCAACTGCGATGCCCTGACCGCCGCAGTCGACGGCGTCACCGTGATCTCGACCGAGCGCGGCAGGGCGGTGAAGCTGACGCTGTCGCCCGGCAGCTGCCGGCTGATGGTGCGCAGCCCGGATGCCGGGACGGCCGAGGCCGACATCACCTGCACCACCGAGGTGGACGAGTTCGAGATCGGCTTCAACGCCAGCTACCTCAAGGCCCTGGCAGCCGTCGCCGGCGAGATCGGCGAGGAGTTCGAAATGCGGTTCTCCGATTGCGGCAGCCCCGCCGTCATTCGCGGCGCCTCGCCGACCTGGTCGGCTGTCCTGATGCCGATGCGGGTGTGACCTGACCTCACCTCTGACTTGACCTGAGCGGCAGGGTGACCCGCCGCCTCCCCCCTCAATCGTGAACGCCGGCAGCGCCGGCATGGAGACGACCATGGAAGACGCGAAGACCGAAATTCCGCCGCTGACATTCACCTATACCAACTGGCGCGGCGAGACTGCGACCCGCACCGTTCGTCCGATCGGCATCAGCTACGCCTCGACCGAGTGGCATCCCGAGCCGGGTTGGTTGCTGCACGCCTACGACGACGAGAAGAAGGCGGGGCGTGACTTCGCGTTCTCCGGTTTCGCCGCCCCCCAGCCCATCGCATCTGACGTGCCCGATGACGTGGTGCGGGCAGCGCAAGAGGCATTGGGTCCGTACCGCAGCCTGTACGTCCACGAGTCGGACATTCGAATAATTCTCCGCGCCGCCCTATCCCGCTGACCAAGCCGAAGGAGACACCATGCCCAGCGCAACAGGACCACCAGGGCGGGCACATCGCCCGCCCGAATGCACCGCCAAACGTGGCAAACAGGAGAAACCCATGAACCAGATGATCCACCGCGCCACCATCGACGAGATCTGCTCGCGTCGTGACCGCGCCCTCGAACTCTACGGCGACGCCTTCATCGCCATCGCCGACGCCCATGAGAAGATGATGGCCGCGCACCAGATGGTGAAGGCCGCGGCGCCCGGCGGCACCGCCTGGTACGACCGCGACGCCCGCGAGGTGCAGGCCTTCTACAATGCCGTCAGCCTTCCCGATGCCGATCAGTTTCAACGGGTCGCCCGCCGGCTGACCGACATCCAGATCTGGAGCCACATCATCGAGCGCACCGACCTGGAGCGCCTGATGGATTCCGAGGCGAAGAAGCAGCTGCGCGACCAGATGCGCTACGTTCCCGAGCGGTCCGGCCGCGATGGCGAGATCATCAACCAGGAGGAGATCGACGCCGGCTTGCCGCCGGTGACGGTCGAGAACGTGCAGGCCACGCTCGAAGGCTTCATGGCCGAAGCCGACTTCATCTGGCGCCGCGGCATTGCCAACGTCTTCGCCAAGCTCGATCGCCGGTTCCGCTCGCACGATGGTTGGAAGATCGGCAGTCGGGTGATCCTCGACTACGCCTTCTCTGGCTTCATGCACTACAGCATGAGCGGACGGCAGTCCGAGAACCTCATGGACATCGAGCGTGCCTTCCTCGTCCTCGACGGTAAGCCGGTGCCTCCAAACTATGCCGGCATCGTCGGGCAGGTTGAGTATGAGCGGCGAGGCAGCCGCGGACCGCACCAGTCCGAGCACGAGAACGAGTATTTCAAGATCCGCATCTTCAAGAACGGCAACGCCCATCTGTGGATGCAGCGCAAGGATCTCGTGCAGAAGGTCAACAAGATCCTCGGCGAGTATTACGGCGAGGCGATCGGCGACAACGAGAATGTCCCGCAGAACGCCGACCCGCTGAAGACCGCCAAGACCGGGCTCGCCAAGAACTACGGCTTCTTCCCGACCCCGCTCGCTGTCGGCGAGAAGGTCATCGAGGAGGCCCGGCTCCACGCTGCGGCGAAGGCCACCGACGCGAGGGTGAAGATCCTCGAGCCTTCCGCCGGCAGCGGCAACCTTGCCCGCCTGGCAGCGGAAGACATCATCGTCGACGCGAATTGGGAATGGTCGGAGGAGGAGCGGGAGCGGATTTGCATCCCGACCAAGGTCTCCAAGCCGATCGTCGACTGCGTCGAGATCCACAACGAGCGGGCCCGGGATCTCACCATGGCCGGCCGGTACCGCAAGGTGCACCACTGCGACTTCCTCGCCCTGAACCCGGACGTGACCGGGCTCTACGATCGCATCGTCATGAACCCGCCCTTCGACCGGGAGCGTGACATCGACCACGTCGTCCACGCCCTGAACTTCCTGGAGCCCGACGGCATTCTGGTGTCGGTGATGTCTGCCGGTACCGAGTTCCGGGAGACCAAGAAGAGCCAGGCCTTCCGCGAGCTGGTTGAAAAGCGCGGCTTCTTCCAGGATCTCCCGGACCGGTCCTTCGCCGAGTGCGGGACGAACGTGAACACGCTGCTGTGCGTGATCGGGCGACGCAAATGGTGATCGGACCTGACTTCCTGCATGTCCCTGCGCTATACGAGCAGGCCAGCGCACGGAGTTCCGACATGGCCGACAAGCCGGCATCCCGCCCCATCGCCAAGGCCCTCGCCCGAGGAGATCGGTTCGTCGGGCAGTTCGCCCTTGCCGGTTTCGTCCCCGAGCTGGTGAAGGTCGGCGGTCAGGTGGCCCGGTTCGACACGGCCGAGGAAGCGGAGGGCGCGGCACAGCGCGCCCTCTCTGCCAAGCTCACCCATCGCCGGGTCGAGTCCAAGCGCAAGGGGGAATACACTCGCATGACCGGCGAGGAACTGGCCGTTGCCCTGCGCACGGCCGAGCTGAACCCGCACAGCTTCGCGCTGCTCTACGGCGTGCCCCAGGCGCGCATCGTGAAGTGGCTCGACGACGAGCAGGAGATCCCCCACGTAGCAGCTGTTGTGATCGGCCTGCTGCAGGATCCCAAGAACCGGGCGATCGCCAAGGCGATCACCGACAAGGCGATGAAGGAGGAGTGAGCATGCGCAAGAGCCCGACCCTGTTCCGCCGATGGGCGGCGGCGATGGGGCTGACGAACAAGGCGGCGGGAGAGCTGCTCGGTATCGGCAACGCCCGAACCACCAGCATGCTCGCAACAGGGAACAGGGACCTGACGCGACAGGAGCAGCTCGCGATGTCCGCACTGCGCGTTGGCTTGCCGCCCTGGTCCCCTCAGGCAGACGACGAGCTGGTCGAGCTGGGCAAAGCCCGTGAAGCTGAGATCAAGGCCGAAGAAGATCGCAAGGCGATCAGTCAGCAGTCCAACGCAGCCTGACCTCGTCAGGCGTGATGTAGCCGAAGGAGGCGGCGAGGTGGTCAAGTCCGCGGAGAACGCGGTTCACTTGCCGCGTCGCCGCCTTCCCCTTTTTCCCCGCCCAGATCCAGCGGTCCTCCCAGAGCACCTGCTGCACGGCGACCAGCGCATTGTGATCGGCGACTGTCTGGTTGATCCGCTCCAGCACTCGAATGCTGTCGAGCGCGTGATCGCTGACACTCCGGCCGCCGCCCCCACCAACCGACATCCGCGGCTCGTAGCTCTGCCCCTTCAGGGCGGAGACCTGCGAGGATTCGCGGAGCGAGCGATAGCGGTTCGCCACCACCGCCCGGATGTCCGCCGTCGACTGCGCTTCGTGGTTGCGCTTGAGCCAGCCCTGAACGACGAGGTGCGAGAACGCATCGGAGTTCTCGTTGACGATGGCGAAGACGCGGATCGCCTCGACCCGCAGCTCGCCGTCCTTCACGACGGTCTCGGTGTCCGTGAAGTCGAGCCCGGCAATGGAGCGCGGCCGGGATTCGACCGGCCGCAGCATCGACGCCTGCGGGTGAGGCTGCCAACCGCCATCTCGCAGCTTGCGCTTGCGCTCTTCGATAGTTCCCGCCACCTACCGGCTCCTGTTCTTGAGGGCCCATTTCCTGTTGAGCTCCTCCCTCAGGCTGGCGCCGATGCGAAACAGCTCATTTGCGGCTTTGTCGACGTCTCTTGCCTCTTGTCCATACCCGGCCTCGCGAAGTCTCTCCGCTAAGCCTTGCAAGTTGTAGCAATTGTTCTGCAGTAGATCAGCTTGACGCTCGCCTATGACGGGTTTTTTCAATTCAAGACCCCTCTCGATCGGGATTAGCTACTCGCCCATCTTCATCAACACGCGGAGATCTAAGGAGCGGTGAAGACGAACCTAGCCGGTCGACGGCATGAACACGAGATCCGGCAGCAACCCGTCGTCGACAGGCTTGCCCTGTTCATCATAGCGAATAGCGGCCAGCTCTCGGAGGTAGGCCGCCCGCTGGTCGAGCGTCATGGCGCCGCGATTGGTGTATTCGGACCGCGCGATGATGCCGGCGACCTGCTTCTTGCGCAGGCCGGCGACCTTGCCGGCCGTGGATTCGGTCGCACCGTGCAGCCAGAGAACATAGACGATGAAGCGCTGCTTCTCGGTGTAGGTCTGGCGCTTCTGCGGGAGTAGCTTCGTCATAGGAACGGGATCTCCGGCTCATCGAGGACCTCGTCCAGACCGGGCGACGTGTCGCTCGAGATCTGGGGTGGCACGCGCTGATACTCATCCTGCCTGCCGAAGGTGCGGGGGAATCCGCGGATCGGCTTGCCGGTCCACCAGATGAACGGCCGGTCGATGCCGATCAGGCGAGCCTTGAGCATACCGCCCATCGCCCGGCTGAAGCGCTTGCTGAAAGCGTCGCGCGCCTTCTTCGGGTCCTCCTCGGCGACGGTCTTGGATACCGCGATGTCGATTACCCGGCGGAAGTCCACCGCCACCTTGCCGATGGCCGCCGGCGGCCCGTCGTCGCTCGACGCAACGAAGACGCCGTAGCGCTCGATCGCCTCGAACAGGTAGGTCATGATGTCCCGCTCGGTCGGGTTCACCGAGAGCCCCTGGCGCTCCTGCTCGGCCTTCAGCTTCTCCTTCTCGCCCACCGGCAGCACGACGCAGGACGTGATGTCCTTCTGCAGACGCTCGTGATAGCCGACCTTCACCGAATGCAGCTCGAAGGCGATCTTGATGTTGTTCTCGTCGTCCTTCTGCTTGGCCAGGACGGCCGTCCGAATCCGGCTGTCCTCGTCCATGGTCACCGTGATGACCTGGTCGACGTCAGCGAACAGCGACGTGTGGCCACGCAGCTTGCGGCCTTCCGAGTTCATGTGATGGACGAGAACGACGTGCGCGCGGCACTCCTGCTCGATCTTGGCGATGTTCGCGAGGACGACCGACATATCCTTGCCGGAGTTCTCGTCGGCGCCTGACGTGGCGGTGGCCAGCGTGTCGATGACGATGAGCCGAAGCTTCTCCGACATCATCAGCGCCTGCGCCTTGATCTCCTCGATCAGGGGGGCCGTGTCGCCTTCCTTGGAGAACAGGTCGACCTTGGCACCGAGGAAGACGAGCGGCACATCGTCGTCCAGCTCGACCCCGAAGTGTGCGCGGTAGGCCTTGATCCGTTTCTTCACGCCGGCGGCGCCCTCGCCCGCCTGATAGATCACGCCGCCGCGCTTGGTTGGGCAGCCGAAGAAGTCGACGCCGCGCGCCACCGACAGCGCCGCATGGATGGCGAGGAAGCTCTTGCCGGACTGCGATGGCCCGCCAATGATCGACCGGCCGTGCTCAGTCAGCCAGCCGTCGATCAGGTATTCGTATTCAGGCCCGGCGGAATCGATCTCGTTCCACTGCAGTGCACCGAAGCGGGTCTTCGGCGGCTCCGGCCGCCACAGCGGCGCGTCCTTGGCCAGCTCGGCGAACCGATCCTTGGTGCCGCCACCCTTCTCCGCCCAATCTGTCACGTCGCCCTTCTCGGGCATGTCCGGCCAGTGCTTCGACAGATCCAGCAGCCGGACCGTCTTCGCCTTGCCCCTCAGTTCGCCGCCGCGCACGAGCGCGCGGGTCCGGCCGGGGTCGTCGTTGTCGTTGAGGATGACGATGTTGCTGCCGGCGAGATCCTCGTTGAAGGACTCCTGCCAGTATTTCGCGCCGCCCGCGTTCGTCGTCGCGACGAAACCCCAGGCGCGCAGCGTCTCGACGTCCTTCTCGCCTTCGGTCAGGAAGACTGGCGTGCCGGCCTTGATCGCCTTCAGCACCTCGGCGCGATGGTAGAGCCAGCGTTCGGACTCCTCGAAGCGGCGCACCTCCGGGTAGACCTTGTCGTCCTTGACCTTGAACCAGTCCCCGGACTTGATCTTGTGGAAGTCGCCGGCCTGCAGCGCCCAGATCCAGCCGCCATCCGGTGCCCGGCGGCGCTGCATGTAGCGGCGCTGCGCATCCTTTGGGAATTTCAGGACCTGATAGGCCAGGCGCCCGTGATCGTCGTGATATTCGAAGCAGGCGATCGGCTTCGGATCCATCCAGTCGGGGAATCCCCCGGGAATGTTCGAGGGGGCCGATGCCCCCTTCCCGTTCGATCGCTGCGGCATGTCGCGCTTCGGCAGGTAGTCGTGGCTCTGCAGCCACTCGACTGCCTCGGCCTTGTTGAGCCCGCCGAAGGACTGCAGCAGGTCGAAGACCCCGCCGCCCGTCTGATCCTCGTGGTCGTGCCAGGTCTGTTTGACGAGGTCGACCGACAGTGAGCCGTTGCGGCCATAGCGCAGCTCCCGCCCGGGCGTCGACAGGTGCTTGTTCGGCGCCCCTTGGCTCGCCTCGAGGAAAGCCTGCGCGACGTGCTCGATGGCGCCGGGCCTGAGATCGAACCCTTCGGTTGCCATTACGATCTGTCACCTCTGTCGATGATCGCTTCGATGTCGCCGGCGCCGCCGGCCATGACGACGCGGAGGATCTCGCACGCGATTTCTTCGCGGCTCATCTTCCGGCGGCGGCCGACGTCGTCGATCTCGGGAATGAAGGATGCGATCGGCACGATCAGGTGGATCGTCGGGCCGCCGGCGCTCTTCGGCACCTCGACACCAGCGACACGCAACGCATTGCGGATGAGGCCCGGCTGCGTGCTGAACTGCGCGGCGATCTCCTCGACGGAGACGCCGCGCCCGGCCATGAAGCCAATGCGGATGGCGTTGGTCACCCGAGCACCTCAGTGTGGAACGGGGCGCGGACGCCAGCCGAAAACGCCTCCGCCGCCTGCAGCGCTTTCAGCACTCGCTCGTCCGGAGAGAGACCTTCGGTCGAATGCAACGATCCCAATGCCACCTGCGCGCCACAGCCGCAGGCAGCGAACGGAAGCGCGCACTCGCCGACCTGATAATCCCCCGCCACCTCGAATAGGCGGCCAGCATGGCCGACGAGGAAGGTCCCGCCCTCCTCAACACCATTGTTCAAGGAAGCGAAGCCGCCGCGCTTCAGGCAGCTTCGCACCTCGTCGACGAAGTCCTTCACCATGAAGGCGAACACATCCTCGTCCGCGTGACGCCGCGGCGGCGTGAGGGAGTAGGCCAGCAGCTGCCCCATCCGGAAAGACGAGGTGAAGCCCATGACGAACTCGCCATTGCGGAACACCTTGCGGTCGGCACGGACCACGAGGTCCAGGCCAGCGACACCGGCGCTGTCCGCCCCCATGTGAATGCGGCCCTCGGCAACAAGCCCCACGATGCAAGTCATGGGCGCACCTCGTTCACAGCAAGGGTCGCCCCCTCGTCCTCGTACCGAACGAACCGGCAATGCGGGACAGCCGCATTCTTGACCTCGTGCTTGCTGAGGACGTGCTCGCGGGCGCCGACCACGATTCGCAGACCTTCGTCGCCGTCCGGATCGCGTGTGTAATTCAGGACGTGGCCGTAGATCAGTTCGCCGTCGTTCAGGCGCTGGGTTAGCTCCGCGAGGCCAGCGACATCGGCCTCGAAAAAGTACCAGCTTGGTCGCCCGGTGGCCGCGCTGGTGTGAGTGGTGCAGACGTAGAAGACGTTCATCAGATCACCGCGATGTAGACGAGGAGGTAGACGAAGGCGCCCATGGTCATGAGCGCTGCGCCGATGACTGCCCGCAGGGTCCGGGCACTTTCGGAAGGGTCGAAGCACACCCCGATCCCGATGCCGAAGAGGAGCGCCGAGACGAGCAGAGCCACGGCGAGGTTGAGGATGGGGAGCGAGGTCATTCGCCCTGCCCCTGTTGGGCGAGGCCGATCGCATGAGCGAGGGCGATGACGCCGGCAGCGAGCACCTTGCCCATCTGCTTGCCCTTCACCTCGGTCACGCGGGGATTTCCCTCCATGACGAGGATCGCGCACGACTGCAGCTCGGCGATGGTGAACGAGACTTCCTCGTTGACGACCGTCGCATTCGGGCTGGCGTTGCGATCACGGGTGCCGACTGTGATGCCAGCCTCGCCGCGATCGACGATCGTCCGGTTGAGCTTCAGGGAGTCGACAATCGGGATGTCGAAGAAGGCTGCGCCCTTGACGCGCTTCTCGCTCATGACGTCACCAGCCAGTAGACCGGCATCACGAGGCGGATGCAGGCCCAGCCAAGGCAGATCATGAAGAACTTTTCGCCCGGGCCCCACGCCCGCCCAGAGCGGAGGACGCCCACCATCCCGATCACCAGGACGGCCAAGGACAGCAAGTCGAAGACGTATGGCATCAGGCGCTCCTACGCAGCCAGTTAAGGGTGGTACCCGTGAAGGGGGCGGTCTTGTCCCAGACCAGCCAGCACCAGTCCGCGGTGCCGCCGGTGGCCTTGCCGCCGGCGAGCAGCACCTCGCCCGGCGGGCATGAGACGCGCGGCGTCAGGATCCAGACGCGATCAGGGGCGAACTCGGCGAACAGGTCGTTTGCGCGACCGGCGCCGGAGATAAACCGGACGTCCACGAAGGCCGCGACCTTGCCCCTGGCGACCGACAGCGCCTTGCGGATGAAGGCCTCGGCCCCCTTCGCTTTGAAGAAGGGCGGGTTCATCACGATGTTGTCGGCGAAGCAGGCGCGGTCGCTGAGGAAGTCGGATTCCCCCTTGAACCAGCCGGCGCCGCCAGTTCGATCCACGACGTCGGAGCCGCTTGCGGGGTAGCCGGAGGCGATCAACGACCGGACGATGTTCCCCTGCCCGCAGCATGGATCGTGGATCCGGCCGACGAAGCGCTCCTGAGAGAGCAGCTGGAGGGTTGCGACCTCGGGCTCGACATACCAGTCGTGCTCGTTGCGCTCCCACACATGGGCGCTCTTGACCTTCGTCTCGCTCATGGCCGCACCTGTTCGGCCGGGCTCGAAGCGATGGACAGGACGTTGGCGAGGGTGACATTCGCCCGCATCGCCGTCTCGACGTTGCCGAGCCCCTGCGCGAGGAGCATCCGCACGACAGCAACGTCGCCGCTGCCAATCGATCGCCGAGCGTAGGTCGCCTGCCGATCTGGCTCGTCGGTTGCCGACGGATCGACGAGGCGAAGAGCGTGGCCGATGCCGAAATTCACGTCGATGCGAATGCCTAGAGCCTCGATCCGCTTGCGCAGCCGGCTCATATGGACGCTGAACGCCTTCTTGAGCGCGTGAGGGCCAATGCCCTCCGCAAGCTCGGCCCGGGACACCACCCGCGGGTAAGCGTCAACCAGCCGGACAAGAAGGGTGAAGGCGGAGGGCGGCACCAAAACGGTCACGCCGGCGCGCGTCACACGGCGGTGCTCATAGTCGATGACCAGTTCGAGCGGCGCGATCGCACCGCCGCAGCATGGGCAGGCGTGCGAACTCATGGCCGGAACACCTTCCCGCGCTTCTTCGCCTCGGCCGCCACGACCAGGTCATCGACGGGCGTTGCGAGCCTTGGGGCAAGGATGGTCTCGGCATAGGACCAACCGGCTAGGGCGTCGGTCCGGTCCAAGCTCAGATCATCGTCGCTCTCGGGGTCGATCCAGCCGAGGCCGACGCATTTCCGCCAAACCTTCTCCTTGCCCTCCTCGCCGCGAACATTGCGGCCGATGAAGTGCTTGCGGATGGAGTCGACTGACAATTCAGAGAGCTTGCGATGGCCGAGACCGTAGCAGATCCCTTCGATCGCGAACGGAATGCCCATGAGCATGCGGGTGGTAGCCACATTGGTCTTGCCGCCCATCTGGGTGGGCGTCATTGGCTTCTCGTAGACCACCTCGTCCGGCTTATTCTCGGCGAGGAACTTCTGCATCCAGCGGATGACGCCCCACGAGATCGCGCCGTGAGACGCGCCGACAGAAGCCCAGCGGAAAGAGCCAGAGCGCGGCGCCTGCCCGGCGGGCCCGAAGGCCCAGCCGGCAGCTGAGGCCGCGTCGATGAAGAGGATGGTTGGGGCGCGCACCGGGCTCACCACAGCGGTCCTATGGCGCGGGCCAGAAGGCCAACGACTGCGGCGGCGCCGAGGACAAACCCGACAGCAAAGCTCGCTAGAATCCAGAAGATCATTGGGCCCCTCGTAAAATTGGGTGCTCTCCCGCTCCGGCCGGGAGAGTGGTGGCAGCTCCGGTGCACCGGTTCTGCCGACGGGCCATCTGCGAACGGGAGGAGGTTCGCAGCCGGAGCCGCTGGCTACTGGTCAGCGAGTGATGTGGCGCACTGCCCTCATCACGGCGTCTTCGGCGTGTGTGTTGGCGAGGGAGAGATCGCGAGATCCGAAGGACTGGCCAGTCGGGTTGGTCCCGCCAATCTCATGGAGCTTGGCGATAAACGCCGCCCCCATGTCTTTGATCTCCTGCATCTGCGACTTCTCCTCCTCGGAGAGGACGCGATACTGGTGGCGAACGGCGTTGTTCGCGGTGCGATTATCGTCAGCGCTGTCGACCATGCGGTTCTGCGGTGCGGTTTCCATGCGGTCAGTCCTTCACGGTTGAGGGGTGATGGCTGCCACTCCGCCAACGGGGACGAAGACGAAGTGGCAGCCGATCCGCATGGCTCGTCGCGGCATGACGCCATGCGGAAAGGGATCAGGCGTTCGCGGTCTTCTTGGCTCGGTTCGCGCGAGCGGCCTTGGGATCGATCGAAGTCACCTTGCTGTCGTCGCCGAAGGCTTCCGCGTCCTCGGCCTTCTGAGCGTCGATCTTCTCGCGCTCCTCGTCCGCCTCGATGGCGCCGACGATGGCTGCGGTGGTCTCGTCCTGGCCGGATTCCTCACGCTGCACGGCGGCGGCGCCGAGCGGGCTGTCGGCGAAGTCACCGAGGGCCTCGCGAATGTCGTGGAACAGCTCGGCGTCGTCAGCTTCAAGGGCATCGAACTGCGCGTCCGCCCTGCGCTCCAGATCACGCGCCTTCAGCACGGCTTTCACGACCTTCTTCGGCAGGCCCTTGTCCTTGGCCTCCTCGAGAACCTGGTCGATGCGCTCGTTGATCTTGGCGCAGCGCTGCATGTAGGTGCCGCGCTCGGATTCCTTCTCTCCGTTCAGCTTCTCGATGCGCTCAACGATGTCGCGCATTTCGCCCTGATCGGCCCTGTTCTTCAGATTGCCTGCCATCACTTCGCTCCTTGGTTCCGGCGGTCGATTGCCCGCCGGCCAGGAATCGGATCCCCGAGGATCCGACCGGTCAGGTCGCGGGTGTCTGGTGGGATTTCGGCGAGGCGGTCGTAGAAGTCGTCGCGGTCCGCCGCACGAACCGCCGAGCCGGATGTCTGGGCTCGGGTAACGAGCGGCCGCCTGCGAGCAGCACGTGCCTTCTCGGTGTCCGGTGCGCCGCTCACCACGGCGGCGCTCAGCGGGCGGGAGGGCTCAAAAACTGCGAGGATCTTCGTCTCGCTCTCGGCCAGCATCTTCGCGATCGTCGCAACGGGAGAGCCATGGGCTCGCATCCGATGGGCGATTTCGGTCTTCACCTTGGAGAGTGGGCCGGCGCTCATCAGACACGAGCTCCGGCGCAACGCGCTCCGCCCTGAGCCGATAGCGCTCTCGCTGCCTGATCGCTTCGAGCAACAGGCGCCTGCTTCGCAATTCGCCCAAGCGCAGCCATCTGCGCGCTAGAGAGCCCCGCACCCTCGGCGGCAAGAAGCGCCACCATCCGGTTGGTTGCGGCAAGGAAGTCCCGGTGCTCACAACGAGCCTCCTGAAGTTCGAGCGCTTCGGTAATGGCGACCATTTCGTCGTGCTCAACGCGGCGAACCTCGCCGTCGTAGTAGGCGCGCACCCGGCGTTCGGTGAGATCCGGCAGGCGCTTGACGAGTTCCCGGTGGAGTCGGTCGAGACGAACCTTCACGGGCTGCTCTGGTGCCAACAGCAGGCCCAGATCACGCACGCGATTGCGGGCGACGGCGACACTAGACATGACGATCTCCCGAGGTTCGAAGGCCTTGGGGAAAACACCCAAGGTTGCGGAAGCTGTTGCCGCTACGTTCAGTCTCAGAGACGAGACGGAAGGAGCGGAGCGATGAGGACGAAGGAAAGGCCGGCATGGTCTGCACGAGGCCCACCAAGACGGAGGGCATGCCGGCGAAGGGCGCGCTTGCACGATTGCGGGTAGAGGTGCGCGCCGGGGTGTTCATCAGGCGCCAGCCTCGGCGGAGTTGTGCTCCGCCTGATGGGCAGCCTGGGTATTCTCCAACATCCACGCCTTGCGGGTGTTGTGCAGGTCCAGAACTGAAACCTGGCCATTCGTTACGATTACGATCTTCTCAGCGGTCAGGGCGTCGACGGCGTGCCTGCCACGCTCGATTCGACTGACCTGACTCGACGGGTTGTTGCCGCCGATGCCGAGCCGATGTGCGAGTTCGAGCAGTGTGAGGCCCTGCTTCTGGCGCCATGTTCTGAGGTCCATGGCCGAACCTTAGCAACATTCGCTAAGGCCCTGTCAAGCATCATTAGCGCGCTTTGCCAATGATTTTATAGGCGCCGGACGCTAAGGCTATGAAATGTCTAACGAGATCGCCTCAATCAGAAAATTGCGCGGGATGTCCCAGGTGGACCTCGCCGAGGCGCTTGGGGTGCACGTCACCACGATGAACCGCATCGAGCGCAAATCGTCGGTTCCGTCTGGCGCCCGCCTTGAGCAGATCGCGAAGATCCTGCGGGTGCGGCCGGACGAGCTGGTGGGCGGGTCCGATAAGCACGAGGTCCCGGTGATGGGTTACATCGGCGCGGGCGCCGAGATCGAACCGGAGTTCGAGCAGGTGCCGCCGGAAGGCCTGCACCAGGTCGAGATCCCCTTCCCCGTGCCTGACGGTATCGTGGCTTTCGAGGTGCGTGGCGACTCGATGCTGCCGCGCTTCAACGAGGGCGACGTCATCCTCGTCTTCACGGAGCAGCGCCGGCCCATCTATACGTTCTTCGGTGAGGAGGCCGCAGTCCGGACGATGGACGGCAGGCGCTACCTCAAGCAGATCATGCGCGACGGCGACGACATCGCCCTGTTGAGTTGGAATGCCCGGCCGATCACCGGGGTTGCCCTGGAGTGGATCGGCGAGATCTTCACCATCATCCCCGCCAGCCAGTTCCGACGGACCAAGGTATCATCGGCACTGAGGAGCCCCGCATGAGATCCCTCGTCGCAGCAATCATCGTCGCAGGCGCCGCGCCGGCCCTCGCAGCCAGTGGCTACGACGCGGTAAAAGACATGACGGCGCAGGAATACAACGAGCTCGGGCTTTTCGTCCGGTCGGAACTTCTGCAGCCCTACGCAGACGAAGTTGGCGTGGAGTACCAGCACCTCAACGCCTGCATCAAGGTGGCTGGGCACTATCCAGACACGCAGGTGCAGCCGATGAAGGCTATTCTGCCCGACTGCGTGCAGTGGGCCCGAGAGCGGGCCAGGTAGGCGCAGGCCACCGAAGCAGCCTCCTCTTTCCGCGTCGAATTAGCTTCTCCACAGCGAGAAAGCTCTGCGATTTTCCGTCTTGATCTGACGGCGGAGATCGTTCACGTGCGCGCACCCGTAGGCGTGCGCCGCGCGGACAAAGAACCCCTACGTTAGCGATTATTTCCACGTTGGAGATCTTCCTCACACGTCGACACGGACGCTGTGGGTGATCGTCTAACGTGACGGCCCTTCAGGGCAGGAATGGGCTCTCGGCGAGCCCATCCGAAACGCCGCGCCTGACTTCCGGGGTTGGCGTATCCGCGCGAGGCTGTCATTCAGCGCGATCAGAACCTTAGCATTTTTTGCGAATATTTGCTTGACAGGACATTGGCGTTTGGCGCTAACTCCCGGCGAAGGAGATTAGCCGATGCCGGTTTTCCCACCATCACGAAACGCCAAGGACCTGATCGCCGCGTGGATGCGCGGTGACCGCCTCGCGGTCGCCGACGCGCAGGCTGTCATGGCCATTCTCGCCACGAGCTATGCGACCGGCCTGGCGCGGTCGTTCGAGGCGGGCGTCTCCGCACGATGACCATTCGCACCATCCTCCCGAAGGACGAGGCTGCCTGGCACAAGGCGCGCTCGAAGGATGTGACCGCCTCCGTCGCCGGCGCCCTCCTCGGCGTCCACGAATACGTCACCGCCTATTCGCTCTGGGCCGAGAAGACCGGCCGCGTGTCACGCGATCTCGAAGAGACCAAGCCGATGCAGCGTGGACGCCTGCTGGAGCCGGTAGCGATCGACTTGCTGCGCGAGGAGCGTCCGAACTGGACGATCGATTACAAGAACGACCGCGCCTACACCCGGGACACCGACCTCCGCATCGGCTGCACGCCTGACGCCTTCGGTTACCGCGACGACATTCAGGGCCGCGGCGTCATCCAGGTGAAGACCGTGTCCCGTCCGGCGTTCCGGACGAAGTGGGTGGATCCGGACACCGGCGACGTTGTGCCGCCGCTGTGGATCGCCGTCCAGACGCTGATCGAGGCGAAGCTCACCGGCGCCGCGTGGGCGACGATCGCCCCGCTCGTTGTCGGCGAGGGCACGCTCGACCTCGAGCCGATCGACATGCCGATCCACGACGGCGTCTGGAAACGCATCAAGCGAGCAGTCGCCGAGTTCTGGGCGATCGTCGAATCCGGCGAGGAAATGGACCCCGATTGGGGGCGTGACGGCCGGACCATCATGCGCGTGTTCGAGGAGAGCGAGCCAGACCGGATCGATCTCACCGGTGTCGCCGGGGTCGACGCGCTCATCGACGAATATCAGCGCGCCGGCGAGGCGATCCGCGACGCCACCGCGCTCCGCGACGAGCTGAAACCGCAGCTGATCTACGCGCTCGGAAACGCCGAGTGCGGCGAGACCGAGCGCTTCGACATCACCGCATCCACCCAGCGCAGGCCCGGCCACGTCGTCAAGGCGACGACCACTCGCGTCCTGCGCATCAAACCGAAGAAGGAATCCTACGATGGCAGTTTCTGAGACGACGGCCGACGCCGCGGAGAACCCGCGGGCAGTCGCTGGCGACAACCGACCACCACGCGACGAGGTGCTGAAGGATTCCTACGGCTCGCTGATCGGCGACATCGACGCGGTCGCGAAGAAGGCGGATGCCCTGCCGAAGGAGTTCGCGACTGACGAGGACATCGAGGCGGCGACGAAGATCGTCAAGGAAAGCCGCGAGCTGGCGAAGACCGCCGAGGGGAACCGGTCGGAAGAGAACGAACCGCACCTCAAGGCCCAGCGCGAGACCAACGCCTTCTTCCGCGTGCTCACCGATCGTCTGGACCGGATCAAGACCGTCCTGACCGATCGCACGACCGCATTCCAGCGCGCCCAGGAAGCGGCCGAGCGCCGCCGCATCGCTGCCGAGCACGAGAAGGCGCAGGAGGAGGCCCGCCAGAAGGCGCAGGAGGCCGCCGACGCGAACGCCGGCAGCGTGAGCCGTGAGATCGCCGAGCAGGAAGCGTCCGAGGCCGCTGAGCGTGCCGAAAGACTTGCGCGGCAGGCAACGGCATCGTCCGCCGACCTCACCCGCACGCGCACCGGCGCCGGGACAGTGTCCACGACCGGCAAGTGGGTCGGCAAGGTCGACGACTACTCGAAGGTCGACCTGAACAAGCTTCGCTCGGTCTTCTCGACCGCCGAAATCGACAAGGCGGTCAACGCCTTCGCTCGCAAGAACAAGGACACGGTCGCCGTCAAGGGCGTGACCTTCTTCAAGGAAACCAAGGCCTCGTTCCGCTGAGGCGGCGAGCGACAGGAGATCCCACATGGCCAGACAGGCAAACAAGACCGCGGTCGTCGAGGTGCGGGCGCAGATGGGCCGGATGACCGCGGAGTTCACCCGCGCCCTGCCATCGCACATCCCGCCCGAGCGGTTCGAGCGCGTCGTCATGACCGCCATCCAGCAGAACCCGACGCTGCTCGAATGCACGCGGAGCTCGCTCTGGAACTCCGCCATGAAGGCCGCTCAGGACGGCCTTCTGCCGGACGGGCGCGAGGGCGCCATGGTGCCCTACAAAGGCGAAGTGACGTGGATGCCGATGATCGGCGGCATCCGTAAGAAGGTCCGCAACTCGGGCGAGATCGCCACTTGGGACGTGCAGGCGGCCTACGAGAACGACCTGTTCGAGTTCGAGCTGGGCGACAACCCCTACATCAAGCACAGGCCGACGCTCCAGGCACGGGGCAAGCTGATCGCGGTCTATTCGGTCGCCACGCTGAAGAGCGGCGAGAAGAGCCGTGACGTCATGTCGGTCAGCGAGGTCGAGGAGATCCGCAAGAAGTCGCGGGCGCAGAACGGCCCGTGGAAGGACCCGACCTTCTATCCGGAAATGGCGAAGAAGACGGTTGCCCGACGGCACTCGAAGGTACTGCCGATGTCGTCGGATCTCGATGACCTCATCCGCCGGGACGATCACCTCTACGATCTCAACACCGAGGGCGCCCAGCGGGACGAGCAGCAGGAGCGGGCTCGCTCCCTCGCCGGCCGCCTCGACGCGATCGCGGACGAGAGCGACGACGTCGCGCACGATCCGAACACCGGCGAGATCATCGAGGATGCTCAGACCGAGACGATCGAGCGCAAGCAGAAGGCCGACGCGAAGCCTGCGCAGGACAAGAAGGCCGAGCAGCAGCAGCAGGCCGACCAGTCCGACGCGAGCGCCGAGGTCGATGCCATCGACGAGGCTGCAGCCGCCGGCCGTGAGGCGCGGGCGAAGAACATGGCCCGCAAGTCCATGCCGGCGAAGTTCCGCAACGACGAGCGCCTGCAGGCCGCTTGGCTGGACGGCTACGACAACCCGGCCGATGCCGGCGAGGGCGAAGGGGAGGAAGGCTGATGCCCCTCTTCCGCGTCCACTTCACGATTGTCGAGACGGGCGAGGCCAAGACCCTCGACGTCGACAGCGGGTCGCCTGCGGCGGCCCGGGAAGCGGCGCAGGCGCGGCATAAAGGCCAGCGCCTCGCCTACGCCAAGACCAAGCTGGTCAAGGAGGGTGCTCATGCTGCGCACTCCTGAGGATGCCGCGCCCTTCACGCTCGTCCGCGTGATCGACACCGAGACGACCGGCATGGCCGTCGACGCCGAGGTCATCGAGATCGGCTGGACCGACGTCCGGCTTTTCCCCGGCCAAGGCTGGCAGATCGAGGACGGCCCGCACTCCGAGCTGTGCGACGTCACCTGTGACATCGAGCCGGCGGCGATGGGCGTTCATCACATCGTCCAGGACATGCTGGTCGGCAAGCCGGAGTTTTCCCAGCGGCTGCCGCAGCTCCTGGAGGGCGTCGACTATCTCGCCGCCCATCACGCCGAGTTCGATTCCGCGTTCTTCCCGGACAAGCGAACGCCCTTCATCTGCACGATGAAGGCGGCTGCTGCGATCTGGCCTGACCTGCCGAACCACAAGAACCAGACGATTCGCTACGCGAAGAACCTGGTCGAATACGACGATCCGAAGTCGCACCCGTCGCACCGCGCCGGGCCAGACACCTACGTCACCGCGCACATCCTGCTGGCGCTCCTCGCCGAATACCGGCTCGAAGCCTTGCTCAAGGTCTCGAAGGAGCCCCGCCGCATGCTGACGATCCCGTTCGGCAAGCATTCGGGGACGCGCTTCTCAGACCTGCCGCTCGACTACCTGCAGTGGATCGTTAGCGACAAGAACGACCTCAAGGAAGACGTGAAGTTCAACGCGCGGCGGGAACTAGGCCGCCGTGGTGAGGGCTGACCAATGCCGCGCCGCCCTCCCGATCTCCCACCACTGCGGCCCGGCGACAGGGTCTTCGTCTGCCATCCGCAGATGAGCGCCTTCAGCGTCGGCGAATATGTAAGCGGCGTGACGGGTGAGCGGTGCCCGTATGGCGAGCGGTTCCATGCCGTGAAGCTGCGCGCCATCGGCACCTCCGCCGGCAAAGGGCCCTACCGCACCGAACGGGTGCCGGGCAGCTGGCTTGCCCCGTGGACCCCAGAGGTCCGCGAGGACGTGATCCGGGCAACCGAAGCCCGCGAAGAAGGCCTGAAGCGCCTTCGCGAAGCCCACGAGATTTTCAAATCCATCAGGAGGTTCTCATGACCCCATCGCAGATCCACGAAGCCGGCCGTCTCCTCGAACGCCGTAAGGGTTACGCGGAAGTCGCTCGCGCGCTTCGTAATGCGAGCCGCGTCGTCGGCCTGCCGAACACCAAGGTCGTCTACGACGGCGATGAGCGAGATCCCATCACTGGCCTGGGCTTGGCGAGCGACCTCTCTCTGGCCGGCATCTTCAATCGCCTCGGCTTTCGCGAGGAGGACGCCTCCAAGCGCCTCGTCGACCTCCTTGCGGAGATCGCCGCAGACAAGCTGATCGACGTCGACGTCGAGCTGTCGCAGCTGGGGGTGGAGGTCGGGTCTGATGGCTGAGCAGCAGAAGAGCACATCGCTTACTGTCCGCCTTTCAACGGAGGCGCGCGCTCGGCTTGATGCCGCCTCGCAAGTTGGGCCTTACGCGATTTCCCTCACGTCGGTCATCGAAAGAGGGATTGAACTTGCGGCCCGAGAGCTGGAGGAAATGGCGATGACTGCCAAGGAAGGCGGGAAGCCATGAAGCTCGCTCCCCAGCAGCAGGATGCCTACGCCAAGGTGACGGCCTGGCTGCGCATCCGCTACGCGCCCTTCTTCTACCTCGCGGGCTTTGCCGGCACCGGCAAGACCACGATCGCCAGGACGATCGCCGAGCAGGTGAACGGCGAGGTGCGCTATGCCGCCTATACCGGCAAGGCCGCCAAGGTCATGCGGGCGAACGGCTGCGAGAAGGCCTCGACGATCCACTCGCTTATCTACCACCCCGAGGTGGATGAGAAGACTGGCCAGGTGACGCTTCACATGACCGACGTGCGGGTTCGCAACGCCAGCCTGATCGTCATCGACGAGTGCTCGATGGTCGACGAGGAACTCGCACGGGATCTCCTCTCCTTCGACATTCCGGTGCTTGTGCTGGGCGATCCCGGCCAGCTGCCACCGGTGAAGGGCGCAGGCTTCTTCACCGCCAGCGAGCCGGCCTTCATGTTGACCGACGTCCACCGGCAGGCGGCCGACAGCCCCATCATCCAGCTCGCCACGGAAGTGCGCGAGGGACGGTTCGACGGTCGACCACGTCAGCTCGACGGGCTGACCATCTGCCGCAAGACGGAACTCGACCCGGCATTGGTGCCGGCGGCGGGCGCCGTGATCGTCGGCAGGAACGCCACCCGCGAACGCTACAATCACAGGCTTCGCGAGATCTCCGGCTTCGAGGGCGACACGCCGCAGGTGGGCGAGACGCTCATCTGCCTGCGGAACGACAGGAACCTGAAGATCTCGAACGGCGAGACCTTCCGCGTGAAGAAGGTTCGCAGGCCGCGCCGGACAGAGCACGGCCGGGTGCTGAACTTCACGATGCACGACCCTGAGGACCCGGGCCGCGAAGCGTTCAAGGCGTCGGTCTACGAGCACTTCTTTCAGGGCAAGGCGCGGATCGAGGAGATCCCGTTCAAGTCTCTCAAGCGCACCCAGCAGTTCGACTACGGCTACGCCATCACCTGCCACAAAAGCCAAGGCTCGCAGTGGGACGACGTGGTCGTGTTCGACGAGAGCCGCTTCTTCGGCGCGAACGCGGCGCGGCACCTCTACACGGCCGTCACCCGCGCATCCAAGAATCTAACGGTGGTGACCCCATGAAAAAGATTGTCCACGGCCACACACGGCGGCTCGCCGGCGGAGGCCGGGTAGATTCGCCGGAGTACCGGGCCTTCACTGCGATGAAGAACCGGTGTCTGAACAAGCGTCAGGCGCGCTATCGCGACTATGGCGGCTGCGGAATAACGGTCTGCGATCGTTGGCTCCGAGGCTCGGATGGGCTGACCGGGTTTGAGTGCTTCCTCCTAGACATGGGGTCGAAGCCCAGCCCCGAGCATTCGCTTGATCGGCGGGAGAATGCCCTCGGGTATAGCCCCGAGAATTGCCGGTGGGCGACGCGAGTAGAGCAAGCTCGCAACACGCGGCGCAATCGCGTCGTGAACGTCTGCGGCCATGTCTTCAGCTTGGCGGCGGCGATCGAATACTTCGCCTACGCGCCCTATTCGACGGTTTCCCGACGCCTAGCACGCGGATGGGACGAAGAGGACGCCGTTTTAACCCCGGCAAATGAGGCGCCGATCCCGAGTATGGAGGTGTGCTTCTGATGACCGCAAACCCCTACCACCAGGTCGCCGCCGAAATGCGGCGCAACCCAGCGACGGTCGACAAGCGGACCTCCGGCGTCATCGAAGACGCGATCGCCGACGCGGTGGACCGCTGCGAATCGACCCGGGATGCCGGCGCGCTCGTCGCCGAGATCATCCACATCGCCAGCATGGCGGTCATTCGGATCTCCGCGGCATCGCACGGCGGGCACAACTGTGCCGGCTGCCTGAACAAGTTCTCCTACCAGTTCGACCGGACGCTCGAATGCGCGGCTGAGAGCGAACTGAAGAAGCACGAGGGAGGGCTCAACTGATGCGCTGTCCCGACTGCCCTCACCTCTTCGTCGGCCAGACCGATCCGCGCACCGAGATCCGGGAGATCTGCTGCGCCAATGAGAACCGCATGGTCGAGGATTCTCCTCGCAACATGATGGTCGACGATGTCCAGACGCCCGAAACGGCGCCGCTCAATCGAGCGGCCCGCAGGCGCGGGGAGAAGCAGCGGAGGCGGACATGACGCTTCCTATCGGAGACGCGCTTCGCCAAGAGGCGGCTATGCAGGAGGCGCTGGCGGTGCACCCGCAGATCGGAGACCGGATATGGGCGGCCGTTGAGGACTTTCTTGGCGAGCCTCTGGACGACCGTCTTCGGCAGCGCATGCAGGAGGCAGCTTCGGAGACGTTCGAGAATGAGATCGCGAAGCTGCCGGAGCTTCTGCGGCCGATGTTCACCGAGCCGGAAGTCCGGATTGAACACGGTGAAGGGTCAAGGCTGCCCCCGACCAACGTCTACATGGATTTCCCAGATCCTGTGAACGCCCTCTTCAGACCGCTGAGGATCACGCGCTATGCCTGAGGTCATCCACCGTCACACTTTTCCAATCCGCGAAGCGATGGCCGCCCTCTTGGGCGATCAGCAGATCGACGCGGACAGCTACGAGATCCGCGTCATCGACGGCTGCGTCGTCGTGGATCTTGTGAACCCCGCAACCGTGCAGCAGGAGAACCGGAATGAGGATCGAGTTCAGGCGGGGCCGACCGGTCAAGCCGCAGATGACCAAAGCGATGGCGTGGCGCCGGATGCTGAGGATGGTCCGTCGCAATCGCCCGATGCTGAAGGGGAGAGCGCCCCGGAACAGCAGCGAGCAGCAGAGCCCGAGCTGAAGGGGGGAGCCCGCGCCAAGCGCGCGGGCATGCTCTGCGACGACAAGGGTTTCCAGTCCTTCATGGACGCGAGCAGCGCGAAGGAGGTCGCCGACGCCCTTCGTCTGACCTGCGGCGTGAAGACCCGGGCTCACCTCGACCATGACGAGGTTGCCGGCCAGAAGTTCGACGAGGTCGTCCGCCGCTATGGTCTCTGGCGACAGGGCTACGACGTATGAGCTACCTGTCCGAGCGTCAGCGCGTCGAGTTCGGCTTGCTCCCGAACATGCTCCTCTCGATCCTGGTGGCCGGGGTGAACGATCCCGACCATCCCGACGCGAAGGAGGCTGAGCGCCTCCTCGCGCTCGCCTCGGTGGCGCCCGTCGAGGATCTGCCGCGCAAGGAGCAGGTGAAGCTTCTCCGCCGCATCATCCGCCTGCACGACGAGGTCATGGCGCCCTTCCGCGCCGAGGGCATGCGGACCGACAAGGCCGGGCTGATCGCCTTCTACGCCCTGCAGGCGATCGTGGAATCCGACTACATGGTCATCGTCGACGGCGGCGACCTGTCGCGAGCGCTCGACATCGTCTTGCCCGCGATCGAGCATGCCGCCGAGATCGAGCGCCTGGACGCCAGCGCGCAAAAGGCCGCGCGCCGATTGCTCCGGGACCTGCAGTCCCGTGGCTACTTCCGCGGCGTCGCCGCACCCCAGCAGCAGGCCGCCTGAGCGGCACCCCCTCCCCCTTCTCAATTGTGAGAAACGACATGACACACGAGTTCGTGGTCCCACCCCGCTTCATGACCGATGAGCAGCTGCGAGCCCATTTCGGCCTGACCGAGCGGGCTCTGCGCCGGTTCCGGGCCACCAAGGATTTTCCCAAGCGCGACGTGCTGGCAGGCAAGACCGACAGCAAAGCGGTCGACCGGTACTTTGACAGGTCATCTGGATTGGAGCCCAATGCTCGCGGCGGCAGACCTGCCGTCGTCGAGAAGGATAGGTTCTGAGATGACACGTTTACGAAAGGACCGCCCCGGCTATCAGGGGCGGAAGAGATCTGACGGCTCAACGGCGCACTACTGGAATCCGCAACGTGCGGTGAAGGGTGCGCCGAAGTCGTTAGGGGTCCGCCCGATCGATGCGGCGGCAACGGAAGCGCAGATCGTCGAGTTGTGCCAGCGATGGACCGATGAGCTTCGGGCCGATCTCCGCGACCTCGGCGCGCAGCAGGCGTATGACGGCACGATCGCCAGCCTGGTTCGTGAGTATCGGGCAGACGAGCTCTCACCGTATCAGAGCCTGAAGCGCTCCACTCGCCAGCGCGACTACGACCCCAGCCTGCAGACCATCGTGGAGACTGTCGGCGAGCGGCTGATCGACGAGCTGACCGGGGACGACTTCCGCCGATGGAACCGTAAGTGGGGAAGCGAGGGGCGTGTCCATCGCGGGCACAATGCCATTCGCAAGCTTCGCGCCGTGATGAGCTATGGCGTGGAGAAGGGCTATCCGGAATGCCGCAATGCCCGCGAGATCCTGTCTCTCATCCGCTTCGAAGCGCCGGCACCGCGCAAGGTCATGCTCGAATGGGAGCACGCCGTCGCCGTCGTCGAGAAGGCGATGGAGAAGGGCCGCTACTCGATCGCGCTCACGCAAGCGCTTCAGTGGGACACGGCCCTTCGCCGGATCGACATCATCGGCGAGTGGGTTCCGGCCGCAAAGGGTGACGGCGGTATCGTTCGCGGCGGAACACGCTGGCAGGGTCCGTCCGTATCGGTCATTTCGTCGGATCTCATCCTGACGATCGAAGCCACGTCGAAGACCGGGGCCAGGTCGTCCCACGACCTGACCCATTGCCCGCTGACCATGATGGTGCTGGCGCAATACGACCTGCCGAAGATCGGGCCGCTCATCGTGAGCGAACAGACGGGCGTCCCGTACCGGGAGAATTATTACGCCCAGGCATGGAGAGAGATCGCGCGGGAAGCCGGCGTGCCGGATTCGATCTGGTCGATGGATACCCGGGCCGGCGCGATCAGCGAAGCCGAGTCCGTTGGCGGCATCGAGGCGGCGCGAAAGCTTGCCACCCACTCCAACGTGAAGACGACGCTCCGGTATGTCCGAAGCGATGTGCTGGAATCCAATCGGACGACGGCGATGGCGCGGCAGAAGCTGCGCTCATAGCGCCAGTGTAACGGCAGTGTAACGAGTGAAACGGGCCCCAGAGATCAATGATAAAACCGCAGTCTTTTCAGAGTGATGCTGGAGCGGGTAGCGGGAATCGAACCCGCATATTCAGCTTGGAAGGCTGCTGCTCTACCATTGAGCTATACCCGCGCCTTCGCATCAGCGTTCGACCGGCAGTGGTGGAGGGAGTTGGATTTGAACCAACGTAGGCATAGCCAACGGATTTACAGTCCGTCCCCTTTAACCACTCGGGCACCCCTCCGGACTGCCGTCGAAGCATGCAGGCGCTTGGCCTGGCTGCTGGAAGCGTTCGGCGCGGGACCGAGCGTTTCCGAGCGGCCTTATGATGGCCTTGGCGCAATCTGTCAACGCCGAATGGCACTGGAAATCGCATCGAATTTCACCCAGCGTCGATCATCGCCGCACGAAACCGGATGTCCGACCCGCTGCGTCCCCCGCGAAGCAAGGGAGCCCGCGCGGGGATCGCCGCTTTCTTCGCATCGCCGGGTGGGATAGAGAGGCCGCATGAGCGACGATACGCCTTCGGGCACCCCCAAGGACACCCATTACGCCACTCTCAGGCGTGCCCACCGCGACCGCAAGCGCGCCGATGGCGGCGCGGCGCCCGCGGGTGCGCAAAAGCGGCGGCCGCAGCCCGGTCGCCCGGCGCCTGCCGGACGGGTACGCCTCTATGGCATCCATACGGTCGCGGCGGCGCTGAACAACCCGCACCGCAAGCTCCACTCCCTGCTGGTGACACGCAACGCCCTCGCCCGCCTGGAGATCGCCGAAGACGCGATTCGCTGCCCGGTCGAGATGGTCGAGCCGAAGCGCCTCGATGCCGAACTCGGCGGAGAGGCCGTGCATCAGGGCGTCATGCTGGAAACCGAGCCGCTGCCGGCGATCCGGCTGAGCGACCTCGGCAAGGCCCGGCTCGTCATCGTCCTTGACCAGGTGACCGACCCGCACAATGTCGGCGCGATCCTGCGCTCGGCGACGGCCTTCGGCGCCGATGCGCTGGTGACCACGGCGCGGCATTCCCCGCAGGAGAGCGGCGTTCTCGCCAAGGCTGCCTCGGGCGCGCTCGAACACGTCACCCAGATCGAGGTGGTCAATCTCGCCGATGCGCTCAGCGCACTTTCGAAGCAGGGCTTTCGCACCATCGGCCTTGATTCGGACGGTCCGGAATCCTTCGAGGCAAGCCTTTCCGGCGAGCGCATCGCGATTGTTCTCGGCGCCGAGGGCAAGGGCCTTCGGCAGAAGACCCAGGCGACGGTCGATGCCCTCGCCCGGCTGGAAATGCCCGGCGCGATCCGCTCGCTCAACGTCTCCAACGCCGCCGCCATCGCGCTCTACGCAACGCGGCGGCATCTGGGCTGAACGGACGCTCGACAGTCTGGATGAATGGTGCCGGATGAGGGGATTGAACCCCCGACCTTCGGTTTACAAATTGGATGAACACCCCTGCGCCATAAGGGATTCCACCGCCTATGTCGCGTTCATGTCGCGTCAGGCTGTCATCCAAGCCGAGGCCTGGGCCAGTTCCGAGCCGTCATCGTGGTTCGGGAAGAGGTGCGAATATCGGTCCATCGTGAGCGCGATCGTCGAGTGCCCCATGCGCTCCTGCACGAGCTTTGCGGGAAGTCCGAGACCGCCCTCCTGTTTTCGATTGATGCACCACGAGGCATAGAAGTGGCGGAGCGAATGCATCCCGCCGTACTTCGCCTTCGGTCGTCCGTCGTCGCCAGGGACCGTCACGCCGGCTGCAATCCACGTGGGGCGCAATCCGCGGCGCAGGATGTTCGTCAGCTCTTCGACCTTCCCTGCGCCGTTCGGGAACACTAGGTCGAGATTGCCTGCCGGGCAGGCCAGCTTCCATTCCTTCAGAGCGTTGATGACCATAGGCGGCGCCGGGATCGTGCGCTCGCCAGATGCTGATTTTGGCGCGCCGATCTCGTTGAAGCGGTCGGCCCGCTGGTGAACGCGCACTTCGCGCTTGGCCATATCGACATCGCTCCAGCGCAGGCCACGCAACTCTGACGCCCGCAGACCACAGAATATCGCCACGAGAAGGAACGGCCGCCAACGGCCATCAGCCGCGTCCACGAGCGCCTTGACCTCTTCCCGGGTCGGAATGTCCACGCCGATCTTCAGGCGGCCCTTGTGGCGCTTCTCCTGGCGCTCGTCGCGGCCCCCTCGCCGGCCCCGCAGATCGCGGACGATGTTGCGCCTGACCAGGCCACGCTCCTGAGCGTCAGCGAGCATCGTGCCGAGGCTGACCACGACGCGCCTCGTCATCGCAGCCGAGCGGTCCTTCTGACGCAGCTCGTCTTCGAAGCTTCGCAGGATGGGGATCGTGAGGGCGGAGATCTTCGTGGTGCCGAGGATGGGAACGATATGCAGGCGGAGGTGCTGTTCGTAGCTGGCGATCGTCGATCTCTCCAAGCCGGCGGCTGTCGCACTGGCGATCCACAGCTTCCCGGCAGTTTCGACCGTGGCGCTCACGCTATCGGCGACGTGCGTCCCCTCGCGGACCTCGACATGCGCCGTGGCCGAGAACCCGTCAGCGTCCTTCTTCTTCGCGAATGTCTTCATCCGGCGCTTGCCGGTGCCGTCGACGTAATCGACCACCCAGGCCGATCGCTCGACGCCCTTCGTCGTCCAGGTGCGCTTGCGGACGCTCACTGTTGCAGATCCTCGTCATCGAGGTCCCCGCCGGGATCGACAAACTTCGCGGTGCCCCTACCACGAGAAACTGCTTCGAGTTCTTCCTCGTCCAGATCCGCTATGTCGCGGTGATACCGCTCTTCATGAACTTGTTCTCGCCACGCTTCGAACCGGTTCCAGACCTTCTTCTGGTCTTCTTCAGAGACTCCTTCGACGCGACCAAGTGCGATCCTGTCGACTGCTTCAAGCAGCGCGTGGTTTAGACGAGCTAGCCCCTCTTGTGCGCTAGTCTCGTTCAGCGCGGACACAAGGCCGAGCAATTCCTCCACTTGTTCATCAACGGATACCGGTTCTGGGAATTCACGCTCAAGGATGCGGACAATCTCGGCATTCATGGAACGCCCCTGCGTGTCCGCATACGCTTTGATCCGCTCTCGCAACCCCGGCGGAAGGCGTAGCTGAAACTGATCAGTGTTGGTTCGGTTCACGCCCATCTTCACGACAATCCTGAGTGTCATATCCAGCAGATACGATTTGCGCTTGACCCGCAATCATATCTGCTGGATACACATACCTGCTGGATATAACCAGGAGGTTACCGATAATGACGCAAAATGATGAGCAACCCATCGATCTGGTTTGGGGGATCGCAGCGATCGCGAAGATGATCGGCCGAAACGAACGCCAGACATACGACATGCTCGCATCAGGCCACCTGCCTGCAAAGCAGGTCGGCACACGCTGGGTCGCCGAGCGCGGCAAGCTGACGAGCTTCTTCACGGAGACCGCGGCATGACCCTTCACCTCAGCGACATCGAGACTGCGCTGGAGCGCGGCAACATCTCCGACATCGAGGATGCCTTCCGGGCTCTGGTTGGCTGGCCGCATCAGGACACGATCGAGGGGGCCAGTCCGTCCAAGCGGAGCGAGCTTCTAACCCGTGTCAGCCAGGCCCTGAAGGGCGATGACCGGCAGATGCCCGGCGACATCATCACCATCCTCGAAGACGGCGGCTGCCATCTCCACGGCGGCCGGTATCGGAACGGCGCAGGCGCGGTTCTCTCCAGCATCTCACTTTGGAGCAAGCATGTCAGGGGCGAAGCATGATCGCCCTCGACGAAAAGAAAAGGCCCGGTCGGGAGTGCAATCCCGCCGAGCCGCAGTCCAACGCAAACCTAGGTCAGGACAAGCATATGAACATCCACACCGATAGCACCACCGGCGGCAACGCGCCAGACGCTCGGGATCAAGTCACCGACGCCGTTGGCAATCTTGAAGGGCCACTTTATGACGCGCTGAACATGGTGCGGATCGTCCGTATGCTGATGGAGCAGGGCCGCTACGAGGAAGTCCTTGGGCAACGTTGCCTCGTCATCGGACAGAACCGCGCCGAGGCCCTGATGTGGGCGGTTTATCAGACAGAGACGATGTTCGAGGCCGTGCACGCTTCTTGGGACGAAGCGAACGAGATGACCTTCGATCTGCGGAGGGCGTCATGACCGGTACCACCACCCGCGGCGAGACGTTCGCTGACGCCATGGGCGAGATCGAGACGCCGATCTTCGAAGCCAAGGATCGAGCGAATGCCCTTCAGTGTCTGTGCGAACTGACGCTGTGCGAAAACGGCTATGTGCTCTCCGAGGAGCATAAGGACTGCTTCATCCATCTGATCGGAGAGGTCTGGGACGCCAGCAGGAAGGTCGCCACCGTTTGGTCCGAGGGCTGGAACGCAGCTGTGCTGCGGGACTATGGCTTGCCGGACCAGGATCCGATGTTGGCGCTGGTCAGTGAGTACCGGAAGGGGGTCGCCGTCTTCAACGCCTCGGGCGACCTGACGGACGCAGAGGGCGAAGCCCTGGCCGCCGCGACATGGCGCGCCTCCTATGAACGGCTCTGCACGGCACCACCCGCACCTACGACCGATGCCGGGGCAATCGCTGCCGTCCGGCTCGTCCGGCAGGAATGTTCCGGCTGCGGCTACCAGCCTGCTTTGATCGAGAACGTCCTGTCGGCGGTGATGGTCTTCCTAGAAGGGAGGGCCGCGGCGTGAGCACCATTCCTACCACCACGCCGGCGACCGGCCGCTACGACGGGCCGGGGGAGTACGTGACCACCACGGGTGGCCGTGTCTACCTCGATCCGCTGCCGGAGCCGCAGGCCGACTATCACGAAGACTGGCTGATCTGGTCGGAGACGGCTGAGGACCGGTCGCGGCCGATGCCAAACCGGGGCACCTACTGGGGTCGGCGAGACCTGATCGAGCCCATGATCGTCCGCAAAATCGAGGAGGACGGCCGATGAGCAATGTCCTCGCCCTCCCTCATCAACGAACGCGAAGCCGAGGTGCCTGCATGGCAAACCGCATTCTCCGCATTGACGCGGTCCTGGACAGGACGGGGCTGACCCGTCGGACGCTTTATGCCGAGATCAGCGCCGGCCGGTTCCCCCGCTCGATATCGATCACTTCACGCTGTGTCGGCTGGTCCGAGGACGCCGTCCAGGCATGGATCGACGCGAAGATCGCGGCCGCCGAAGGGAGGGAAGCATGAGCAACGTCGTCGCCTTCAACCCGGCTCACGTCCTGATTTCATCCGGTCGCTGCACCGGTGGAACTGACCGCCACATGATCGGACGATGGATCCACATGGTCGATTTCGTCGATGAGGATGGCGGCATCATTCACGACTATGCCGGCATCGACCGAGCCGCGGCCGACGAGGCCGCCGTAGCCTGGGCCCGAGACGTGGGCTGCCGGATCATCGACCGCTCCGAGGAGGAGCCGGGCCGATGACAAGCCGGACCAGAGAAGAAGTCCTCGACGAACTCGCCCGGGTAGCATCCGAAGCCATTGCCCGCGGCGAGGACGGAATGAAGGCCGTCGAGAACATGGGCGTGCCGACATCCGTAGCCGCGGAAGCGTGGGTGATTGCCGACCGCGCCGAAACCGAGAGGTGGTGGCAGCAGGTCGAGCGAACGATCGATGGCGAGACCATTCGCAAGGCGATCGGGGGTGATGCATGAGCACCATCCCCATAGGCGGCACCACCGGCCATTGCCACGAGAGCACCGCTGCGATCGACGAGGCGGCCGCATGGCTTGCCTCCGAGCGTCAGCTTCCATCGCCCATAGTTCCGGCGCTCCGGCGCCGGTTCGGATTGTCCGCGATCGAGGCCTGCACGGCAATCACCGAAGCGGAAGCTATCCGCAGGAGGACCCATTGAGCAGGCGCGCGGCTCCGACTCCCGAAAAGGCAGATGAGAGCAAGGAACTCGCCTCCTTTACCGGATGGAAGTTGGATCTCTGCCGCGCGGTCCGGGCTGATCACAAGGTCACGCCCGGTGCCGCCTCGCTCTTTGCGGCTTTCATGGATTTCGTGAATGCGAAGACGAAAAAGGCATGGCCCTCGGAAGGGAGCTTGGCACTGGCGCTCGGCGTGTCGGTCCCGACGATCCGCAAGTACCTCGCCATCCTGATCGAGGCCAAATGGCTGAAGCGCTGCGCAGAGAAGTCGGGCAAGGGGACAGCCATTTACGAAGTGCACGACCACCGGATGAACACGGTTCTCGACCAACTCGCCATCGACCTGGACCGGCTGAGAGAGAGACAGGCGGCCCGCAAAGCGATGCGACGGGAGGCGTCCCGCCGCTCGGATGTCTCTAAACATGGGTTTAGACCAGACCCACCGATGTCTCGCAACACGGGTTTAGAGCTGTCTCACAACACGGGTTTAGACGAACACCTTCATAGAACACCTTCATCTCAGAATAGCACTGAGAGAGGAGGAAGATCTCTGGACGCGTCCGAGAACGAGTACCTCAAGGCATCGAGGGGATGGTGATGGACAGACATTCCGACTTGCCCTTGTTCCGTTGGGAGCCTCCGAAGGCAGAAATCATCCCGTTTCCGCTGGCATCCCGTGTCGGGCGGATTCGCGATGTGGTTGACCGTTTCAGCGGAAAGACCCGGGCGCAGCAGGAAGCCTACTGGCGGCAGGTACGCGATGGCCAATTGCGATCGTTGCGCCGACTCGGACTGCCGGAGCAGATAGTCATCGATGAATGGCGGAAGTTCTTCGATGCCGTGCAGACCGAACTCACGCGCCGCGCCTATGTCGGCCGTCAGTCTCGACCAGGCGGTGACGCGGCATGACGGCCGGCATCCCCAACGCGGCGGTCAGCTCATCCCGAAGCCTGCGTCCGTCGGAGAACATCATCAGCGTGGCGAGCCACAACCTCGTTGGCGATGACGCGGCGCTGATTTCGGTCAACCCAGGATCCGACAGGTTCGCCGGCGGGAAACAGGCTTGCCCGGCCTTTTCTCCATTTCCGAGACGACCCCAACGTCATCTCGAATTCTTCGGTCACCAGCTTGTACGTGCCGGGCGCGAATGTGTGTGTCTGCTGATTGAACAAGATTTCGAAAGGGTATTCGAAAATCAAAGTTCGTTGCGAAATGCGACGTTGCCCCACTACACGACCCCTCCCGGCCGATCACGTTGGGGAACGTATAGTTGCTCAGTCGATGCCGCACAATCTGCCCCAGCCTCCATAGTGATCGGCTTGGTAAACCGCGGCGTTCCTGTGCCAATAGTCCGTCACGGAAATCATCGATGCTGAGCAGCCGTCATCTCGCCGGTTCCGCGTTCAGCACGGAAGGGCAGCCGCATGAGCAGCACCGTTCCTCGTTTTCTCGGCATTGGCGCAGTCATCGACCGCGTCGGCCTCAGCCGCCGGACCATGATCGATCTCATGTCAGCCGGCCGGCTCCCCCGACCTGTGCGCCCTTCTCCTGATACGACTCCCTAGCTCGAGCAGGAGGTCGACCAACGGATGGCGAACAAAATAGCGGAGAGAGACGAAACACGGTAACAATGCAGCATATTCGAGCGCAAAGAGATGGAAGGTATTCACTTGCGATTTGTCTCCACCCTCTTCGTCCTTGCATGCTTGTTCCTTGGCACAGCAATCGCGCAGGAACGCGCTATCACGACGGAGAGCTCTGATACGATGTCGTTGCAGTTCGAGGCGGTGATCCTTCCGAACGGGGAGATCGAGCTCCGACCGCTGACTCCGGCAGCTGCCGAAGCCTACACGTCAGCCGAAGGAGATGCAGAGTTAGACAGCACCACGCCGCCGACGGAGGCTCAGGCCGAGAGCATTGCCTCCCAAGCCTCGCAGCGGCTGCTGGCGCGCGCGAAGGACACGTTCTGCTTGATGGATCCACTCCCGGAGACCGTGAACGCGTCGGTTGAAGTTCACTTCTCGCTATTCGCAGGCGGATCATTCCTCGTTGGAGCGGAATGGAAAGGCGCTGATCTCTGCAACTGAGTTTCGGCGCAGGCTATCCGCCTCCTGCCAATGCCAAGAAGAACGGCGTCAGCCACGCCAGTGGGACGCCGACCAGCCACCGGAACAGGTTCAGATCGAATCCCACCTGCCGCCCAAGCATCGGAAGGAGGAAGATGATCCCGATCAGGATGAGCAAGCCGAACCGATCCAGCCGGGCGTAGTGACGCGCCAGCCCAGCCGGAAGGAGACTTGCGAGGATGCGGCTACCGTCGAGCGGCGGCAACGGGAGCATGTTGAAGATCGCCAGCACCAGATTGAGCAAGATCGACTGGTAGAGCGTCTGAACGATCCACGGCGCCGCGGCTTCGGGAAACAGCGGAACGGCCCGCAACAGGAGCGCCGACAGGATCGCCAGGCCGACGTTCATCAGCGGGCCCGCGAAGGCTACCAGCGCCATATCGCGACGTGGATTGCCGAGCCGCCCCACGGCCACCGGTACCGGCTTCGCCCAGCCGAACAGGAACGGCGCGCCAGTGAGGAGCAACAGACCGGGAACGATGACCGTGCCGAAGGGATCGACATGCCGGATGGGGTTGAACGTCACCCGGCCGAGCCTGAAGGCGGTATCGTCCCCAAGGCGCCACGCACTGTAGGCATGCGCAGCCTCGTGCAGCGTGATCGCCGTGAGAATTGGAACGATCCAGGTCGTCGCGGTGAAGATCAACTGAGTGGGGTCCAACTCACGTGCCTCGTTGTCGGCGTGATGGATCATCAGGCTTCGTGCAGGAACACGCCCGTGTCCGCGAAGGACCGATCCCGAGCCCTCCTGTGCATGAGACACCTGTAGACGTGAGAGGACGTAGCAGGAAGGGGCGCAGCCCCCGCAGGGAAGGTGCAACCATGCACCATGGGCGATCCAACGCTCATCGGTGTCTATGCGGACGATCTCACGCGCCCAGCGTTAAGACCGATGCCAATAGGGAAAGCCGATCAACATTCGGCATCACGATAGGATTGGCTTATCGACGGTCTGGGGCCCATTTTTTTCAAACACCAAAACGGCCCTTTTTTTCCGCCGCCCAAATCCCGTTCTTGCCGCGAGCCGGTTCGCTTGAGATTGACCACCAAAACCGACGGTTCGACCGTCTTGTGCGGTGGCTTGTGTCAGTCACAATGAACGTTGACATTAGACACGGTGTCGATATCTTGGTCTCGAACAAGCGAGGCCGCCATGAAGAGCTACGTTGTCTACACCCGCGTCAGCACCGCAGAGCAAAGCCGTAGCGGCCTCGGCCTGGACGCGCAGGACCGCGACATCGATCTGTTCCTCACGACCTTCTCCGAGGTGCCCTATGAGATCCTCGGACGGTTTCAGGACGTCCAGTCCGGTGGCGAAGATGACCGCCCGCAGCTCGCCCTTGCCCTGAAGATGGCGCGTGAGAGCGGGGCGGAGCTTCTGGTGGCCAAGCTCGATCGCCTCAGCCGCAAGGTGTCCTTCATCGCCGGGCTCATGGATGACAAGCGGCTGAAGCTCCGGGTTGCCCAGATGCCCTACGCCGACAAGTTCCAGCTCCACATCTACGCAGCCCTGGCCGAACAGGAACGGACGTTTATCAGCGAGCGCACCAAGGCCGCTCTGAAGGCCGCCAAGGCCCGCGGCGTGAAGCTCGGCGGCATCCGGGACAAGACGATGCAGCGGAACGTGGCGATCCAGCAGAAGGCCCATGCAGAGGCTGGGCAGGCGATGAAGATGATCGGCCCCCTGAAGGCTGGGGGCGCTTCCCTGAACGCCATAGCGGCCAGCCTGAACGATATGGGCGTGTCGACGTCGAGGGGCGGCCAGTGGACGGCAAAGCAGGTATCGCGGGTCATGGAACGCGCCGGGTCGTAGTGGCACTCCACGGCTCCGCCTGTTTCAGGTCGGAAGGAGATTGGGAATGGACTTCGCGGATCTCACACCGAGGGCCATGCTGATCATCGGTGGCATCTCCGGCATTCCCACGGCGATTTTCGCCTTATTGCTTGGCATCGTTTCCTACACCGTGGTGTCCAGGTTCTTCCGCACTGAGATCGATCCGGTCAAGGTAACTCCCCCGTGGGGCATGTCGGAGGAAGCCATCAAGAGAGGTAAATGGCGGAACCAAACGGTGTTTGAGCCGGCGCAAGGAATGGAGGGGCTCGACAAAGTCCCCAAGCTCCTGTTCACGCTGGTGAAAATCTACCTCTGCACCATCGGCTATGTGATCGGCCTGTCACGTTGGATCGCCACCGACCACGCAACATTCTGGCAAGGGTTCAAGGAACTGATCTGGGCGCTGATACCGTTCTTAAACCTCACATACGCTGGCACCTGGATCACTAAAGCCCTGCAAATCCAGTTGATAATCGCGTCGTCGCTCATCCGGCAGCTGTAGTGATAGCCGTGCCCGGTGCGGGACCAGTCCGGAAACCCACGCATTGAGGCTAGTAGCCTTGGCGGACATGCAGGGCGTAACCGATCAAAGGCTTATCCACAGGCCAGCGAAAATAAATATCCCACGCTCGTCTTGAGCAGCCAAGTGCGTGAACAGGCAACAACATGCAACAGGTGAACTAGCGCCAGTCTAGCTCGCGCAACTGCCGTTGAAGTGCCGCCGAAATCGGTTCATTTCTTCGGACATGGACACGATTGCACCATCCTTCGCAGGCCGATCCTCCGCCGCTCGTGCTGCGGTATCGAATGGAACGCGGCTACTTTCCGGAGTGGACGGCCGGAGCGCATCCGCCCGCCGCTTCCGAGACCTGGTGCGTTCCCTCTCCGACGAGCTTGGGGGCGAAGCCTCCCTCACCGAACCGCAGCGGGCGATGGTCCGTCACGCGGCCGGCGTGATGATCCAGGCAGAGCGGATGCAGTCCGCCATCGTCAGGGGCGAGACGATCGACGCCGAGCAGCTCGTGCGGCTGTCGAACACCCTGGCTCGGATGATGAAGGACATCGGCGTGAAGGCGCAGGCCGCCAAGCCGAAAGCTCCTGATCTTGCCAGCTACCTCGGCGGGAGGGTCGCCGTTTGAGCGCCCTGATCACGATGCGCGAAGCCTTGGCCGATCCTCAGCTCCTCGGGAGCGTGATGCCGGGCGACACGTGGAAGGCGTGGCGTGCCCTCCTCATCGCCGTCATGGGCGAGCGCCTCGACGACGAAGAGCGGGCGATCTTCACAGCCCTCACCGGTCGCGATGTCGAACCGATGGAGATGGTCGAAGAGTTCTGGGCTGTGGTCGGGCGTCGTGGCGGCAAGACTCGCGCTGCGGCAGTCCTGGCAACCTACTTCGGATCCTTCGTCGACCACTCTCAGAAGCTGGCTCAGGGTGAGCGCGGGGTGATCCCCTTCATGGCCGCGTCCACCCGACAGGCAGCGGTCGCCTATGGCTATGCCGCCGGCATCTTCGAGACGGTCCCCATGCTCGCCGGGCTGGTGACGAACAAGACGGCCGAGACGATCAGCCTTAGCACCGGGGTCGATCTGGAGGTCCGGCCAGCCAGCTACAGAACCGCTCGTGGCATCACCGCGGTGGCGGCGATCGGCGACGAGGCTGCGTTCTGGCGATCGGACAATTCGGCCAATCCCGACACCGAGATCCTGAACGCCATCCGTCCGGCCCTGGCCACCACCGGCGGGCCGCTGATCGTGATCTCATCGCCCTATGCCCGCCGTGGCGAGGTCTACACCAACTGGCGCAGGCACTACGGACCCAAGGGCGATCCGCTCATCCTCGTGGCGCAGGCGCCATCCCGCACGCTGAATCCATCCCTGCCGCAGAAGGTCGTGGACCGGGCCATGGAACGGGACGAGTCCTCTGCCCGGGCCGAGTACCTCGCCGAGTTCAGGACGGACATCGAAGCATTCGTTACGCGGGAGGTTGTCGAGGCTTGCGTGTCGCTCGGGGTCTATGAGCGGGCGCCCTTGTCGACGGTCCAATACAAGGCTTTCGTCGATCCGTCTGGCGGCAGCGCTGACAGCTTCACGCTGGCCATCGGGCATCTGGAGGGAACCGGGTCTAAGAAGGTCGCCATCCTCGATGCCGTGCGGGAGACGAAGCCGCCCTTCAGCCCGGAGGCGGTGGTGTCGGATTATGCGCAGCTTCTGAAGCGCTATCGCGTCCACAAGATCGTTGGCGACCGCTACGCAGGCGAATGGCCGCGCGAGGCCTTCGGGAACCACAATATTACCTACGACCCGTCGGCCAAGCCGAAGTCAGACCTGTACCGCGATCTTCTGCCGTACCTGAACAGTGGCGAGGTTGAACTTCTGGACAGCGAACGGATCGTGACGCAGATCGTAGGGCTCGAGCGGCGAACCAGCCGCGGCGGCCGTGACAGCATCGATCATGCGCCGGGTGGTCACGACGACGTAGCCAACGCGGTTGCCGGCATTCTGTCCACGCTCAAAACGGCCGGCAGCGGCTATAACATCGAAGCATGGACGCTCGGATGATGCCCGCGCCGCTGCCAGTCTTGATGCGTCGTGACGAGATCATATCGCTTGCACGTGCCTCTGCTTATGCGAGACGGTCTGAAGTCCAAATACGTCGCTGGTGCAAGCAATATGGCATCAGTCGGCAGACGACGCCCAATTCGCCACAAGAGATATCGCGCGTCGCCCTGGAAATGGTGCTGCACGGCGACATGGCGGCCCTAGAGATGTTGCGCGAGGGCGAGCGGAGTGCTCCTGAGGTTCAGCGTTATCTTGCGTTCCTGAATATCCCGGAATGATAGGGTAAGATAACCCGTGCCAAGTCGCCATGTAAAAGCACCCGTGATCCAATAGCTTCCAACAACGGAGGCTATGATGGCAACAGCTCAACTCTTCCTGAACGGTGCCCGCGTCACGTCCGACTTCCGCGAGGCGCTTTTTGACGCGGCCAATCGCGCCGGCATTACCCCCAACGAATTCGTCATCACCGCCGCGGCCGAGAAGCTGGCCCGCTCCGGCGCGTCGTTTCCAGGCGTGTTCCGCGCCGGCGACGTGCCTGCCGGAAGCGAGGCCGCGTGAGCCATCGCCAGGGTAGTTTTCCGACACCAGAAAAAGGAGGCCCCCGTGGTCGTCATCACTGAGGAAACGAAAAAGCGGGCGCCGACCCGGGATCCGGAGCGCACCGTCTCGATGAATATCTCCGGCTTCACCAAGGCTGGAATTGAGGATGCGCTGATGAAGCTCGTCGCCATCGAGCACAGCAGCCCGCTCGCCCTCGTGGAACAGATGATTGCCGAGCGCGCCCGCGCCGCCGGGATCGACGTGCCGAAGACGAACTACGAGCGCAACGCCGAGGTCGCGGCGACCATCAAGGCGAAGCAGGCCCAGCGCAACTCCCGCGAGGAGATGGCCTGATGGGAACGCCGTTGAACGAACGCATCCAGGCCGCGATCAAGGCCGGCAAGAGCCAGGGCGTCGAATCCTTGATCTTCGAGGCCGAGGCCGCATCGAAGCAGGCCGTCGGCGATGATGATGGACAGCGCCACCGGCGCCCCGATGTCGATCGCCGATCGCGCCAAGCTTCCGCAATACGACAACGTCCGCGGCTGCATCGTCGGCGGCCGACCGGCTGAGGAATATTACGCCGCCCTCGACGCGGCTGCCGATACTCCGGAGGCGCAGCGGGCGATTGCCCAGCGTGATGCCGCCTATGATCGGATGGTGGAGAACCTGTCGACTGCTCATCGGCAGGACGCTGGCGCTTCGAAGGTCGCCGTAGCCGACAGCATTTCGGCCGAGAACGATCGTGTCCGCGACCAGGCCTTCGTCGACGCCAAAGCTCGAGGCCTCGACGATGCCAAGGCCGGCGTGGAAGCCTCCTATGAGGCGATGAAGCATCGTACTTCGAACGCCTGGAAGGGCTGATCGATGCTGTTCGCGGACGCTTCGCCCGTTGACGGGATCAGGGTCACGTCCGCCGGCTATCTGGTGGCACGGGCCAAGCTGGCACGGGCGGGCGTCAAGACGCCACGCGGCGGCGGGTTCGGTGGGCCTATTCCAGAGCGCCCGATGCTTCGGAGCACCATGCGTGCGAACCGCGGGAAGTACCAGCACGCCATGAAGGCAGAGATGCGCGGCATTGTGAGGGCGATCATCGCCGGGCACCGGGTGGACCCTGAGGCCATCCTGTCGCGTCTCGGCATCCTCGCCCAGGGTGATGTGCAGAGCACCATCACGTCGCTCCAGTCGCCGCCGAACAGCCCGGTTACGATCCGTCTGAAAGGAAGCTCGTCGCCTCTCATCGACACCGGCGAGATGCGCGCCCGGGTGTCCTATTCGGTCGAGAAGAGCAGCGGCGGCGGTCTACTGTCCAGCGTGGCTCGTTCAGTCTTCCGATAAGGCGATTAACCGGCCATGCTCACCGTGATCACTCCACTTCGATCTTCTACGGTAGCCGTTCATTCACCTCCGGAACCTAGTTTGTTCGAGCGAACTAAGCCCGGGAAGGTTATGAAAACATTCGGAAAGAGAACTCACGGGATAGAGATGGGGTCGAGGCGCCATGCGCTTCGCAAGGGTCGACCGGACCCTGTCGACCGGTTGGCCGAGGAGCGGCGAGCAGCATTGCGCCGGAGTTTGGATCTCGCGGGCCGGCTTGATCGGGACGAGCCCAAGACGCGATCGTCAGACATCGTTACCGTCGCTGTGTGCGCCCTCATCGCAGTCGGGGCCATCCTGCTCATTTCGGCTATCATCCCCACTGTAGTCTAAAGCGGTGTGACCACGGTATCGGTCAGTGAATGGGCTTGCCATAAGCATCGGTGAGTTGCCGACCCGTCGCCCGCAGCCTACAACACCGATAGGATTTCCTGATCGGCGAGGCTCATGGGCGATGAGTTTGGTTATCGACGCGAAACCGAAGGCCTGCCGTCCGAAGGGCCGCCTCGATGCCCTCGCCGATCAACTCGGGATCCGGATCATTCCGACCTGGCGCCGCCGGGGGCCGAACGAGACCCACGCCCGCGGTGCCTTCAAGGCGATCGTCGCCGGGCATGGCGAAGGGCACCTCATCACCGTCCTCCGGTGCATCCGGGAAACCCGGGCGAACCGTGAGGAAATGTGGAGCGAGACCATCCTCGCCATCAGCGACATTCTGGCCGCGCGGCCGGACTGGCGGGATGCCGGCGGGGCCCTCCTCGACGCCTTCGATGCAATCCCGCTCAGGAGCCTCAGGGAAAGCGCTGTAGCGCTTCGGCCGTGGCCGGTGCGGCATACTCTGCGCGGGCTTATCTACGCCCGTCTGGAGGCAGCCATGGCGATCCGTGCGGCGGCATAGGTATGGCCATCATGGCCACACCTTCGACCACGCCCTGGTGCGCCTACCGGGACGGCATCGTGATCCCTGGCCTGGCGACCGTCCGCATTCCTGACGCCGCCGCACAGGGCAAGATCAAGAAGGCCCCGCGACACACACGGCCCGCCAAGACGCTCCACGTCGCCGCCGGCATGAACGTCGGGCAGTGGAAGAGGTTGAGGCCGGTCGCTCGCGAGATGATCCGCTGGGCCTACAACGCGCTGATGGCGCCCTCGAACTGCGGCCGGGAGCCCGACCCGATCGACTGGGAGGCCTTTGAGGCAGGGTTCGGGAGGGAGTAATTCCTTCTACGGAACGGCTCTAGCAGGAATGGATTTCTACATCCGAGCCTGTCGATACAAGCGAGCGGTCGAAGGGTAGGCTCACCCGCACGGACGCGAGCTCAAAAAAAGCCCCGCCGAAGCGAGGCCTAATTTCTCTGCTGCTGAAATTCTAACGTCTGATTTTCGGTGCCTGGACCGTCCGGTCGGGTTATTTCGTTTCCTCCATCTCCTCCAGCGGAGGTGCCGACGAAGGAATCCGGCAGTTGGATAACCACCGGTGCTGGGCTCTCGACCGAGCGGGCCGCGGTGATCGACTGCGAGAGCGTTCGGTTCAGCTCCTGAATGTCGCTGCTAATCTGGCCCGGCAGGGCTTCGATCCGTGTTGATAGGGCGTCGACCCGCGTCAGTACGTATCCGCCACCGAAAATGGCCAATGCGACAGCGATGCTGATCACGCTCAGCGTGAGCGTCTGGACGTGCTTGAGGCCGTCAAAGGCACCCTCAAGACGCGACATCGAAGTTTCAAGCCGGGCAATACGATCGGTTCCCATGTCGTCATATATGCTCCCGCCACCACCAGAGGGCAAGCGATCCCGGATATCGGTGAGCAGCGAGATCATCTCGTCTCGCGTTCCCTTCACCGGCGTGAGGCTGGGCGGAGTGCTGTCTCGGCGTTCATGCAGACTCATCGGGCTTCCCAATCTTCTCCATGATCCAAGGGAGATTGTGCGACCGCATGAACCCGCACTTTGTGCAGGTTAGCGTGAGCGCCGGCACCGATGGAGCTGGGCCGAAGAATCCGCGAGGGTCTTTCATCACGTAGGTTGGCGCGGGCGAGTCCTGTGCGAGTTCCCATACCGTGTCTGCGTCGGTCTCCGCGACCCAGCTAACATTCTGGCAAAATGGGCAGGCCGATGACCCTGTGTGCTTGTCGATGTACTCAAGCGCCTTTACCAGCGGGTATTTCGGCAGATCGTCATCAGACAT